GGAATCTTCATTAAACCAAGCTAATAATAAACCAAGTATAAATCCAATAATAAATAATATAGTACCTAATATCATTTAATTGTACCAACAAAATACATTCCAGTAACAAAACCCATAAGATAGGAAATAGTAACTTTTATATTTTTAAATTCTAAATAAGTTAAAATTAAATTCATAAATCCAATAATTAAAAGAAGTATATATGTATCTTTTATTTCTTGTTGGGTTATCATTTTTTTATAAACATCCCATAATGTGCATAAGGATCATCTTTTGATTCCTGTTCAGCAGGATATATAAAGTGACCTTCTATATCTTTAAAATACTCTTTAGCTTCTTCTAAAGAATTAAACTTTAATTCTTTTTTATTAAAAATAATTATTACCATGTTGAATAATCCGTAACATCTTTACATTTACCACAAGAACAAGTAGCAGTAACTACAACTCCAATAGGAGTATCTGAGAATACAAAACCCAATACTTTTAAGTCTTTATTATAGATACATTCATGATATTCAAACCAATCATTAGCATCATATCTTTCATCATTAGTTAAATCTTTATTAGTCATAATTATTTAGCTGTCCTTCGGACAGTATACAGAAATTAAAGAAAGAAATATTATTCCCCAGTTAAACATAATTCTATTACTCTACTTTCTCTATGTTCTATTATATTTTCATAGAATAAACACCAACACTTTGCATGACGTATTAACTGTGGATAATTTTTATAATTATAATTTTCACTAAGAAAGAATAAATGTTGTAAATAAGCTTTCTTTTCTTCTTTTGTTAATAAATATAAATTCATAATAAACTTCCTATACCAATTATAACCCATTCTATAATTGATGCCATAATGGCAGTAATTTTTTCTAAATTTGGAAAATTACTGGGTTTTTTATAATAAAATATAAAACCAATAATTATTAAATTAATAATAAATAAAATTAATAAATTCATTTGTTACTTAATTATGTTCCAAATTTTGGTCTTAAATTTAATACATCTTGATATGATTGACTCCAATCATAATCTCCAGGAACGGCAGGATTATCTATTCCACATAATTCTGCAACACTATAACCTGTTGATTGAGTTTGTAGTTGTTCTGTATTTTGTATAGGTTCATCTTGTTTAATATTTGAATTAAGTAATTTAAGTAAATTTATTAAATCATAAGGTTGTTCAAATTCAACTGTAATTTTCATTTATCACCTAAACCATTTCCATCTAATAAATCTTCTTTAGCATTATTTATTAATACTTGAAGAGCTTTGTTTATTGTTAATAAATTAATTTGTACTGCTAATTTAGTTTCTACATTTTTAAGTGAGAAACATTCTAATCTTACATGATCAAGAATATTTACTGCTTCTGATAAGTTCATGCTGGCAATCTCTCATAAAGTATTCTAGTACAATCAACACAAATAAATACTGGTTTATCTCTAGTAGGTATTTGTATTGCAATAGTATCTGGTTTAAGAACTATTTCACAACATCTACATATTGCAGTCTTCTTTAATTCTTTTATTTTTATATTGAACATTATTTTTTAAGATAGTCTAAGAAAGTGTTTTTACTAATCAACTTTTATAAAAATTTTAAAATTAAATATAGAAACTTTTTTAGAATTTATAAAATTAAATATAGAAACAGTGTATTAGTATGTCTGCATTATATTCCAAAATATCCCCCCCTAGTCAAGTACATTTACCTAATTTCTAACTAGTACCCCACTATTAACAGCATTACACACTATCATAGCTAGTCTATACCTTCATTGGTTCTAGTATGGGTTACATTTCTTTTATGTACTGGTGATTGAACTCATACCATATCGGTATTAGCAGTCATCAGTCATGTACTGATCATACATGGCTTAACCTATATAGGTGACTTATGAAAGCTTTTAAATCAGTTGGTGTAGCAGTTGAATCAGCATTGAAATTCGTTCCAGAAATTATGCCTGTATTAACAGAAACAGGTAAAGATGCAATTGGAATGGTTGGTGATGTTGCTGCTGCTGGAAAATTCTATTCTTCATCTTTGAAAGAGGATGCTAGATTAGATAACGAAAAGTCAACTAAAGTAAATGAATTGGAACGAGTAAAGCTCATCATTCATACTTTAGATGCAGATCAAACATTAGCTCAAGTACAAGCTACCTTAGCTTCTGGTTCGTTATCAGAACAAGAAAAAGCAGAAGCTCTTGCTAAGTTGGATGCTGCAATCAAATCTATTCAGTCATAACATTAAGCCTACATCTCTTCGAAGGTGTAGGTTTATTTTTTCCCTATTACTTACTTTCTGTTAATTCAAGATTACACACACTTCAAATATGCCTCTAATTTGCACGAGAATGACCGTGGTTGAATTAAAGCGTATTAAGTGATGCAAAGTTATAGGTTTAGTTCATTCACATCAACCTAGAGCATTCTCGTAAGTTTACTTTTATGTATTGGAATTAATCCATAAACTAATTTAGGAGTAGTGTCATGAAATGCTTATATCACTTGTATAACAGCGAAGGAGTACTGTTAGGACATTTTAGTAATGTCCAAGATATGGATGACATCTTAGAAAAGCATCCAGAGTATTACTACTGGTGTTACTAATAAAAAGACCCAATACTCCGAAGAGTATTAGGTCTTAAAGTTTTAAAGCATACACATACACAAGAGAGATAGTCTTTATACTACTTTCAGGCATAACTAAACCCTAAAAGTTTACAACATACCTGATTGGAGTTGAGTATCTATTTACGAAACGATTCAAAGCCTTGTATACAAGCCAAGAGTCCAATCAGTTATGGTTCATCTTACTTATGTATTAAGGGTTATACATCAAGGCTTTGTGTTGAGTGAATAGATACTCAATGTAATGAAGGTATGTTAGGGAATCCGAACACAACCAGGAGTGGTATTATTGTGAAGCTAACTATTATTAATATTTATTAGTTACTTGTAAAGCTCGCTAGTAAATACGCTTCGCAATAATAACATATTTTTAAGTAAAAGTCAATACATCAATATTCATGCCAATAGTATATGTAATAGAATCAAGTAGTTAGTTATTCTTATTACTGCAAGTAATGCGGTAAATATAGATAAATAGTAGTAAATACTATATCTAGTAGTAGTAATACTATTTTAAATGATAGTAATACTATCAACTCTATTAAACACTGTTTAATTACTAAATCTACACTAAAAACTAATAGTCAATGACTATTCTTTCCTTATGGGAACTATTAGTTCCTATCAACCATTAGAGTTCTCGAAGTTTTTCTTTTATGTATTAGGTAAAGCAATCCTGCTCACCTGATTACTTGTAGTTGCTCATAGCTAAAGCAACTGCATTCATAAAATTATATACCTTAGGAGGTGTATCATGGCTGGTTTAAAATCTAATACTGTAATTAAAACTAAACGTGATTACAGTAAATACTTAAGCTTCAAAATTGTTAAAGCTAATTCCATTATTAAAGATGGAACTAGATTTAAACAAACCATTACTGTTCTTAACAGTAACGGTGTTGAAGTATCTATTCAAATGTCTGCAAGTGATGTAGACAATAAAAATAAATACTTGATTGGACCAAAAGAGGATTTTTCAACATATAGATTGTTGAAAAGCCCTGAAAAAGATTCAACAGGTTTCTATCATTTAGTCATATCTAAATCTAGTAACAATATTGAAGATTTAATTTAAACCTAATAGCATCATACCTTCGGGTATGGTGCTTTAGTTTTTCTAATAAAATAAATATTAGTTTATTTAAAAATTAGAAAGATAGTCTTACTTCTGCGTACTATCGTGCCACTGCTTTCTCATGGTTTTTCTTTTATGTATTGGGTTAGTTTGCTTGCTCTCCTCTCACTGCCTTGCTTTGCCTGGCTTCATAAAAATAAATTAGGAGTTAATTATGGTATCAACAAAAATGTTAAGTATCTTCAAGAAAGGGGATAAGTTTATTGCATATCTGTGTGTGGGTTGCAATACAAAGTATCTAGGTAGCTTTAATAGTATTAAAGAAATACTAAAAGTTTATCAACAACAAAAAATTAATTAGGAGTAAGTGTTATGTATATCTGTTATTTAGATTCATCAATTGGATTTACCCAATTACGATTTAAAGATTTAGAGAATATCTATAATTGGATTTCTCTAAATAAAGAAGAATTATTAATAAACATAGATTCCATAGTTATTAATGGAGTTTCTATAACTTTTAATGAGCTAGAGAAATTTTCAACTATTAATTCTGGATTGGATAAATACCCAGAATTAGAAGAAGGAGTAAGTTATGAATAGTTTAAGACTACTATTAATCTTGGTTCTACTAATTATTATCCATGTAATATTTATTATATGGAGTAATTAATGATTAGAAGAAAAAGTAATACTACAGAAAGGATTACTGTAGTTAATAAGTACAAAGAGGATTATGACTTCTACATTGGTAGAGGTAGTCCTTTAGGTAATCCATATTCACATTTAGAAAATACTAAAGCAGAATATTTAGTAAATACTAGAGATGAAGCTTGTGATAAATATGAGATATGGTTTGAAGCTAATAAAGATAAAAAATTAGTTAAAGAATATTTAACTAAGATAGTCTTGGAAGCAAAGAAAAGACCTATTAAATTAGGTTGTTTCTGTAAACCTAATAGGTGTCATGGAGATACTATTAAACAATATTTAGATCAACAATTAGGAGTAAATGAAATGAAAACTAAAACAGATACTCAAACAATGGATATGTTTGAAATAAAAAGTATGACTTATTCAGGAATTGGTTCGAGAAAAACTCCTGTATCTGTAATGAAAGTAATGACTGAAATAGCTCAGTTATTAGAACAATCTGGATATAAATTATATTCAGGTGCAGCAGAAGGTGCTGATAGTGCATTCGCTTGGAATACAGCAAATAAAATTGAGTTCATTCCTTGGAATGGATTTAATAATTGTAAATCTGGTGTAGTAACAACATCAGAACAAGCTATGAATTTAGCTAAATCTTTACACCCAGCTTGGGGTAGATTATCTCAGGGTGCTAAGAAGTTGATGGCTCGTAACTGTCACCAAATCTTAGGTGAAGATTTAAATAGTCCAGTTGATTTTGTTCTATGTTGGACTCCAGATGGAGCAGAAACAAGTACAACTATTAATACTGGTGGTACTGGACAAGCTATTAGATTAGCTATTCAAAACCAAATTCCAGTTATTAATATGGCTAATTCAAATTGGTATAAAAGATTAAACCAATTAACAGGTATTAATTATATACCTAATTACAACCGTAATGGAGGTATAAAAGAGTTAATCTAACCCAAACGAGGAAAATTTATGGAACGTTATACTGAAACAACAGCAAATATTTGTAAAAATTGTGTATTTCTAAAAATACATGAATTTTCTAATTCTGGTGAATTAGGGTTTAGATGTAAATTAAATATTACATCAAGAAACTTATCCCATTGTCCATCAAAATTTAACTCTAATATTAATAAATCTATATTAGAAAAACATCATCAATTAGTTTAGAAATAAATATGAGGAATTTATCATGAAATATACAACTGTAGCTGATGTAATCAATGTTCTCAGCAAATATCCGCTAGAAACTACTTGCTTATTTCTAGCAAATAACTCTGTTGCAGACAGGGTTTCTTGTCAAGAAGCTTGGATTGATGATCAATTAGACAATATTTGTTTAATTGGTTGGAATAGCAATTTTGTTGGGCAGGAAGACACTATTATTAGTGAAATTAAATAACAATTAAAAGTAAATATAGGGTGTCCTTCGGACACTCTTTTACCACTATAGGAGTTTAATATGTTATTAAATAAATTAGAACAGATACTCATGGAAGAGAAGTATTCTCGTAAGGAAATGAGAAAAATACTTAAACGAGATATTGAAACTAATTGTAATAAATTACTTGAGTGTAAAAGATTAGTAGCAGATTATTTAGCTCAAGAATTTAAGTTCTCCAGAGCAGATAGAGCTGAGAATCTTATCTATCGTATCAATTCAGAATTAATTGATATGGATAGAATAATTTTAGATTTGTTAAGTATTATTCTTATCACAGAACATGAGCAAGAATTTACAGTTCTTGCATCCTTGTTTGCCCCACATCTTGAGTATGAAGATATTCTTGACGGAGTTAAAGTTGCAGCAGATTTAATATCTGTTATGGCTGATTCAGACTTGTATGACTTGTACTTCAAAGAAAGATTATATGAGGGAAAGAAGTATAAATCTGTGGTTTGCAAATCTAATTATAAACTGCAACAAGAGACCATTGCTGCTATTAATAGAGTAAAGTTTCTACCACCAATGATAGTTAAACCAGAACCCATTAGAAGTAATAGTAATGCTGGATTTATAACTATTAGAGAACATTGTGTTCTTAAATCATACAATCAACATGATCTTCCAATTAATTTGAATGTTTTAAACATTCAAAATTCTATTCCACTTATCTTAGATGAGTTTATCTTACAGTTTGAAAAGGAATTTAAAGAAGAAAAATACTCAGATAAAGATGAAATAGAATTGCAATTAATTAAAGAAGCATTCATAAATCAACAAAAAGAATTTGTTGAAACATATAATGAATTATTAAGCTATAAACAATTTTATCTACTTCATAGGTTTGATAGTAGAGGAAGAATGTATTGTAAAGGATTTCAAATTAATTATCAGAGTGGTGAGTATGACAGAGCATTGGTATCTATGAATATTTATGAAGAAGTAAGTATTCCAGAAAAATATAAATAATAATTATTAGGAGATTTATCATGCAAGAATTTAGTGGATATGAATATATCCTTATTGATATTGCTAATCAATATGGTAAAGATAAATTATTATGGGAAGAAAGGATTGAATGGACTCTTAGTAATTTCGATGTATTAGAAGATATGATAGATTCTGCAAAGAAACCATATTTATTTGCTAAAGCTATTAATGCTTTGAATACAGTACACGCAGATAAACAAACCAATCATTTAATTGGTTTGGATGCTTGTGCTAGTGGCATAAGTATCATGGGACTATTAATTGGTTGTCGTAAGACTCTTGAACAAACCAATTTGATTAATACTGGTAAAGTTCAAGACCCGTATACCAATGTAACTGTTGAATTAAATAGATTACTTGGTAGTGAAATTGAGTACGATAGGGAAGATATTAAGTATGTTCTTATGCCATTAGGATATGGTAGTAAAGCTAGTCCTAAGTTGTTCTTTGGAGAAAATACTCCAGAACTTAAGGCTTTTTATAAAGCTAGACAAAACTTATTACCTGGAACTATTATAGTTTCAGATGACATAAGAAGTCTATGGAATAGTAATAGTCCTGAATATACATGGACTTTACCTAATGGTCATACAGCAAAATGTATGGTTAAGGACCAAGAACCAACTAAATTAAGAATCCATGAAGTATATGGTATGGGAATAACCTTCACATATCAGTACACAAAGATAGGTATTTGTAGTAATTATGATACACCTATCATAGCTAACATAATTCAATCCATTGATGCGTATGTTTGTCAAGAAATGATTGGAAGATGTCATAAAGATGGGTTTCATATTTTAACAATACATGACGCAATGTATTGTCATGTAAATAATGCAAACAAAATGAGAAGAAACTACTTACAAATCTGTTATGAGATTTGTAAAAGTAATCTACTTCAAGATATAGCTACTCAACTTTTAGGTTATGAAGTTGAAGTAGAAAAAATGGAATATGGCTTAGAAGATTTAATCTTAGAAGCAGATTATCCTATCTGCTAATCACTAAAAATAGACCTCTTTTGAGGTCTATTATTTTTTCAAAAACCTAAATACTAATTTCCTAAAAATTGATAAAAAATACTATAGATAGACTATATGCTAAGACAATATTTATTTAAGAATAAACCTAAATTATATGGAATACAGAGTTTAATAAAAAAATTACCTAATGTATCAAGCCACACATTCCATTTTAATGGAATTGTTAAACAATATTTTAATAATGATTTTCCTCAACTATTAAAATATCAGGAAGAAGTATTAGATAGTTTACCAAATCATCTTTATAAAGATAGTTTAGATTTACAGTTAATTATTGTAGAAGGAACAATTGATAGTCATAGGGATAGTGAATCTAAACAATTTATTTTAATACCTATAAAGTGTAATAAAAGCACTATTTTATGGGAAGAAAATAGAAGTTTAATTATTGAACCTTTCAAGATTTATACAATTAATGACTTTAATTATCATGGATTAATTACTAAAACAGATGCTACAAAAACTATTTTTATAGCATTATCTTAAGCCGTCCTTCGGACGGTTTTGTAGACTATTAAAAGAAAAATATAGGAGTGTATTATGCGTAACTTTTTTTTATATATTTGTGCTGTACCATTAATGTTTGTATTTATATTAGCATTCATCTTTTTATTTGCTTTATTAGGAGCTTAACATGAGAGTTTTAACACTTAACAATGCTTTAAATCAAAATAATGTTTGGTTTGAAGTTACACCAGAACAATCATTACAAATCTTTCCAGATAACAAAAAGATTTATTGTGTGTTAATTGAAGATAATAAAAAAGATTATCGCTATACTCAAGAAGGAATAAAAGAATATATACAAAATCATGTTTTAGAACAACTTCAAATTATTGATGAAATTCCTTTCAAAACTCAAAAAGAGGTTTGGGAATTTCTTATAAGTAATGAGGGAAATGTTGTTGAATGTATTGGATATAATGAAACTCTTAGTATATTAGGTGGAAAACTTTGGGATATTAAAAATAATCGTAGTTCTAATATATCTTTTATGGAACCTACTGTTTGGAAACCATCTTCTGAACTCTACAAACCAAAACAAAAAGAATGGTGGGAACTTAATGATAATAAACCTACTTTATGTTGGTATGGGGATGTATTAAATAATGAAGGAAAATACAATTATTGTGGGATTGTTGTTAAAGATTCATACGGTTTTAGGGATGTTAATGAAAATGATATTTGGACCTTTGCAATACCTTTAACCAAAGAAGAAATTGAAGAATTTATCTTTAAACCTTTAGAGGATTGAAAAATGAGAATAATTAAACACCCAGATACATATCAATGTGAAATATGTGGATTTGAGCATACTAGAAAATCTATTGCTGAAATGTGTGAAGAATATGTTTTACTTCCTTGTAAAGTTGTAATGGGCGATAAAGTTCTTGTTGAAAGTAGATATGATGGCTTTCTTGAAGTAACTGTTACAGACATAAAGCTTGTAAATAATAGAAATGCTAATAACTATCGAAAAGATTTTATAAAGCTGCGAAAACAATTCATTCCAACATTTCTCGAAGATTACGTTAAAGATTGGAAATTTCATAGTTGGCTTATTATTACTAATGAAAGTATTGAAGTTTGTAAAGATGGGACTTGTTCAGATACTTGGGAAGAATCAGAAGTTTTTAAGTGTTCTGAAATTGTCTGGAATACTAACTATGATGAAATACCTAGTTTACCCTCTGGAAGTTATTGCTTTATTAAATGGGTAAATGAGAAAAATAATGAAGTAACAATCAGACGTGGTGAACGTAAATGGTTTGATGAATACTGGAAAGACAAAGTAAAATTTGTAGCTTTTTCCAATACTTTTAACTAATAATGGTTAGTTGTAAAAAAAAATGATTACAGTTAATATAAAAGAATGTAAAGAAGCATTAATTCAATGCTTTAAAAATAAATTAGTACCCTTTGTACAATCTAGCCCAGGTTGTAGTAAAAGTTCTATTGCTAAACAAATAGCAGATGAAAAAAAACTTAAATTAATAGATTTAAGATTATCTCAATGTGATAGTGTTGATCTAAATGGATTTCCTAAAATAGAAAATGGTATTGCTACTTGGATTCCTTTTGATGTATTTCCTTTAATTAATACACCTATTCCTGATGGGTATAAAGGATGGTTATTACTTCTTGATGAGTTTAATTCTGCACCATTAAGTGTACAAGCTGCTGCTTAACAAAATAGGCACTTATAAAAGAAATTTTATATTTAAAGTTACCTAAAATGAAAAACTCTTCATAAATTATTATTGCTTGTATAAGTACAAGCAGGTATAATCTATAAGACAATTCATTACTAAATAGGTAAAATTATGCAAGAGATTTGGAAAGATATTTTAGAATTTGAAGGAAATTATCAAGTTTCAAATTTAGGTAGAATAAAAAATTTGGAAAGAAAAGTTAAACGTAGAGATAATACATTTCGTTTAATAAAAGAAAGAATTAGGAAACCTCAAATAAAAAAGCGAGGTTATATAATTGCTACCCTTTGTACAAGTGAATTAACAAAAACATTTTCAGTTCATCAATTAGTAGCTCAAGCTTTTTTACCAAATTTTATAAAAGGAATGGAAATAAATCATATTGATGGAAATCCAGGAAATAATTCTATTAATAACTTAGAAATAAGTAATCCTTCACATAATCAACTTCATGCAATAAGAATTGGTTTAAAATCCCCTCAAGGGGTATCAAAGTATCACCATGTATCTTATATAAATAATCCTAGAGCAAAAGCTCGATGGGCTGTATGTATTCGACATAATGGTAAATCAAGTTACGGTTGGAAAACATTTATGACTGAAATTGAAGCTGCAAAGTATGCAGATGAACTTTTAGATTCTATAAATGATACTGAACGATTGCGTAATTTTCCTTAAATGTTTAACGACCAACCTTTAGCAAGGTGTACACTCAAGTGAGTGGAAACGGTAACTCTCTAAACAAGTTATGTTGTAGAGATTGATATGGTCTGCTCTATACAGAAATGTATAGCGGTAATAACTTACTATCGGTTATTACGGATAAAGCTTAACGAACTTTATTGAACAAAAAGGTATAGACTTTGCTTAGATAGGGAAATAGGACAACATAAGCTTCATGATAAATGTTACATTATGTGTGCAGGAAATAAATCTACAGATAATGCTATTACTAATAGATTATCTACTGCAATGCAAAGTAGATTAATTCACTTGTTTCTTGAAGTAGAAAATAAAGAATGGTTAGTTTGGGCTAGAGATAATAATATAGATTATAGAATTATCTCTTATATTGAATTTAAACCAAATTCATTATTTAGCTTTGATCTAATACATAATGATTGTACATTTCCTACTCTTAGAACTTGGGAATTTGTATCTAAATTAATTAAAGGAATACAAGAACCAATGTTAGCTCTTATATGTGGGGCTATAGGAGAAGCTGTAGGAAGAGAGTTTTATTCTTATTGTCAAATCTTTACAGACTTGCCTACAAAAGAAGAAATTATTAATAAACCACTAGATGTAGTAGTACCTAATGAACCAAGTACACTATATGCAGTATATGGTTTACTTTATGATATAACTACAGAAGACAATTTAGGACCTATTATGCAATATCTTGGTAGATTACCAACAGAATTTCAATATCTTACTGGTAAAGCTATTCTTAAAAAGAATCCTAAATTTATGACTCATTCTTCTTTTAAAGAATGGAATAAAAAATATTCTAAAGAAATGTTACTTGAAGAATAGACTTGACTTTTGAAAAAAAATAAGATAAGCTACGCCCGCGTGTCACGCTAAGGCAGTAGCTTAAATCTAAATATTATAACCTTGAGAAGGTTATAAATATCATAAAATAAATAGTGAGACTATTAATGGATATATCAAAAATGACTAAATTAGTTATCCCAAATTACACCTTTATTGGTGGAATAATTCCAAAAAATGAAGTAACACTTCTTGCTGGTTTACCAGGAACAGGAAAAACTTATTCTCTTATTAAATTTTTAAATTCAGAAAACATAATCCCAATTCATGTTAATTTAGATTATTCTCCTATAGGAAATCTAAGAGCAGATCAATACGGAAAAGAATTAGTTCAAGCTTGTTTAATAACTAAAGATATTGAGGGAATCGAAAATCATGTAATAATCTTTGATACATATCAAAGAGTATCAGAAATATTAGATTACGATGATTCTCAAAAATCTAAGGAAAAGATTGCTAAAGCATTTGAAGATTTAGCACATAATTTTAAATGTACAGTAATTGTTATTGGACATCCAGAGGATTATGTTGGCAAAGATGGGGTATTTAAAGACAATAAATATTTAGCTAGAAACTGTGCTGAATATATTTATATGGATTCAATACTTCCTAGAGGTAAAACAGGTAATACAGAGGATATAGGGCATAAAACTGTTATCAAAAAAGGTAGAGGAAACGGTGGAGAAAGAATTATTGATAATTGGATGAGATAAACTTCTCTAAAGAAATGTTACTTGAAGAATAATTATGTTAGCACAACTTAAATATAATCCTAAAAATAGTTTAGTTCTATTTTTTAATATTATTAATTCTTTAACAAAAGGATATACAATTATTAATAAAAAAAGAAAAATTAAACTATACGAAACAAAAGGTTTTGGAAAACCTTTATATTGGGTAGAGTACCAAGAAAATATGATTTCATGTTTATTGGATTATACTGATATATTAGATTTTCAAACTCAAGATAGTTGGTTTGTACAACTAAATTAAAGATAGTCTTCAAATATGCCCCTAGAATGCACGAGAATGCTCTACATTCAACGAAACAAATAAATTCATATAAATACTTAAACAAAAGACTGTAAGCAACAAGGCGAGTTTACGAGCCGTAGTTGCTGTAAGTCTTTTGTTGTTAGAGGAGAAATAAAAATGGGATTAGATATGTATGCTTGTTTTCACAAGCAGAATGATGATGAAACAACAGAAATTGCCTATTGGAGAAAACATAATGCATTACATAACTGGATGCAACAACATTCAGGTATAGATGCAGATAAGTTTAATTGTATTAGATTTTATTTAACTAAAGAATTATTAGAAGAATTAAAAGAAGATATTCTTAATTGTAATTTAGAATGTACTTCTGGATTCTTCTTTGGTAATACTGAATATATGCAAGAATATAAAGAGATATATCAGGGTGGTGACTTAAACTTTGTAAATGAAGCATTAGAATTAATAAAAGATAAAGATAATCTTATCTATTATACCTCTTGGTGGTGATATGAATAAAAAGAAACAACAAAATCAATGTAATACTTGTAGATTCTTTAAAGTGTTAGAAGTAGTTAGCCCTAATAGAATATGTGTACTTATGAAGAATAATGTATCTTCTATTAGTCCAGCTTGTTTATACTGGGAAAAAGAAATAAATAAATCTATAAAAATAAGGTAGGTGTAAAATGACAAACTACGGACAAGAAGATAGCAAAATTAATGAACTGCAAAACAGAATAACTGCATTGCAAAAAGAGCTAGACAGCTTAAAGCAAGATGACCAGCATAAAGAATTAAAAGAGCTTTATTATAAAGACAATGAAACATGCAAAAGTATTGACGGGTTGAATGCATGGCAGTTGTGGCAAGTTAAAAATAAAAATGAATGGATTGATATAAAAGATATTGGGTTATTTAAAAAAGGAGTAGATTACCGCCGCCATCCACATGCAGATTCTATGATTTTGTTTCATAAAAATACGGATGCTAAATGGCAGTGGTTTTATAAATGTAATACTTCTGGTGTGCAAGAATGGGTTGATTGTAAAGAACCTCCTAAATTTAAAGAAGAAGTGTTATACCGCATTAAACCAGACACCATCACAATCAACAATAAAGAATATCCTGCACCCTTGCGCATAGCACCTGAACAAGGCTCTTATTATTATTTTATGGACGTATCTAACAATGAGGTAGATAAAAATAAATGGCATGGAACTGGTACGTTTGATTTTGATTATAAATATCTTGGATTAGGTGTTTGTTTTGCAACACAAGAAGACGCTCAAGCAGTGCTTGATGCAATTCTTGAAATTTTGAGAGGCAAAAATGAGTAATGATAAGTGGTGGGAAAACATACCAAATCGTGGAATGTTAATAAAAAACTTGGACACCAATTTACGGCAAATAGTACCTTTTGCGGTAATCACTAAAGCTGTCATAGACGATGACACTGATATTAGTCATGCAAGACCAGCAACAGCAGAAGAATGGTGGCAATTCGCACCTTGGCAGCCAATTGAAACAGTGCCTTTAAGACAAAAAGTTTTAATGCTTTGCTCTGACGATAGAATACGGCTTTTGTATTTTGATAAAAAATGGCTAGCCAACTATTTACCGGAAATAAAGCCTATAAAATGGCTACCACTACCAAAATTCGAGGGTTAAAAATGCAAGAACAACTAACCCCTGAAAAATGGGAAGAACTAAAAACGCTTTATGGTGATAATGCTAGATTCATGATTGAACAATTAGCTGATGACAATACATGGTTTGATATTGCTGATTATGCAGTAGAAATTACTAATTATGATGATGGTATTGTTGAAGTATTAGTAATGGGTGAAGGATGGTCTTATTTTCCTACTAACAAATTCAGAATCAAACAATCTGCTGAATTACCTTTTAATTTAGAACGTGCTAAGGCTGGTGACGAGGTATTATTCAACAAAAAACTTTTAGAAAATGCTGATTTCTCAAATGCTGAAAAATGGAAATGCTCATCAGGACAAGGCAAAATAATTGGATTTAAACTATTTAACAAAGAATTTGATTGTCCTATTTCTTTATTAACAATGAAATACCCACCAAAAGTACAACAAATTAAATTAAATGAATAAAGACAAATTTCTTAATAAAGCCAAGATTGGTTTAGTACAAAAGAAAGCAATCTTCTATTCTACTATCATTTTTAATCTTAAAACTGTATGGGATACTTCTATTCCTACAGCAGCAGTTGATGGTAAGAATTTATTTCTTAATGAAGAATGGTTTTGTAATCTTACAATAGATCAAGCTATAGGTTTATTAGCTCATGAAGCAGGACACATAGCTTTAGATCATCTACATAGAAGTAAAAATTACAATAAACAAAAATATAATATTGCTGGAGATTATGTAATTAATCTTTTATTAGATAAAGATGGGTATGAACTTCCTGCTGGTAGATTATTAGATTATCAATACAATAATTTAACTACAGAACAAGTTTATAACTTACTTTCTGATGAGGATTTACCTCAAATAGAAATAGATATTATAGAATCAGAAAATTCTAATTCAGAAGAAATAAAGAATCTTATTTCTAAAGCTGCATTAGCTAGTAAAATGGCTAAAGAATCTTCCTCTATTATGTCTGGGTTATATGGTAGAGAAATAGAAGAATATCTTAATCCAAGACTTCCTTGGAATGTAATTCTACAAAATTATGTAGATACATTTATTAAAGAAGATTACTCTTGGTCTAAACCAAATAAAAGAATACCAGATATTTACCTACCTAGTTTATATTCAGAAGGAATAGATTGTTTAGTATTTGCTTCTGATGTATCTGGATCAATAACTCAAGAAGATTTTAATAAAGGGATTACTGAACTTAAAGAAATACGAAGAAAGCTTAACCCAAGAGAAACTATCTTACTATCTTTTGATACTAAAATTACCCAACAACAAACATTTCAAATACATGAAGATATACCATTTAAACCTATTAAAGGGTATGGGGGTACTGAACCTTTATGTGTATTTGAATTTCTTAAAACCAAACAACCAACATTAGTTATTGTATTTACTGATGGAGAATTTTATCCAATGGATATTAAACCTAATTATTCTGTACTTTGGATTCTTACTTCGTTTTATGATAAAGCAATAACATTTGGAGATATTATTTATTATGACTGATAAAGAAAGATTAAAAAAATTACTTTTAAGTTTTAATGTAGAATTTAAAGAGGAAAATATAAAAATTATTTTAGAAACTAAAACAAAAAATGTAGAAGGGTATTCAGGATTTATTTGTGAATATGTTTTTACAGAAGATGGTGAATTTATAGAAATTGGTATTTGGGAATAAGGAGAAGCTATTGAATACATTAAATGATAGAAGTGAAATTATTATTAGAAGAACATATTCAAGACCACTAAACGAAGAAGAAACTAAGTTTGAGTCTTGGGAAGATATTTGTCAGAGAGTATTTAAACATCAAAAATGGTTATGGGAAAGAGCTTTAGGTAGAGAACTACTTAATACAGAAGAAAATGAATTAGATGAGTTTTATAGTCTTATGGTTCAAAAAAAATGCTCTGTATCTGGTAGAACTCTATGGTTAGGTGGTACAAATTTATCTAAAGTAAGAGAATCATCAATGTTTAACTGTTCAGGTATTGTTGTTGAAACAGTATATGATGTAGTTGATGTATTATGGTTATTAATGCAAGGTTGTGGTGTAGGTTTTAAACCAAAAGTAGGTACTCTTAATGGCTTCTTTAAACCAATAAAAGATATTGAGGTAATTAGAACTAAACGAACTACTAAAGGGGGTTTAGAACATAATGTAGAAACATTTGAAAATGGTATATGGACTATTAAAGTTGGAGATAGTGCAGAAGCTTGGAGTAAGTCTATAGGTAAAATTCTTGCAGGTAAATATCCAGCAGATAAACTTGTATTTGACTTCTCTGAATTAAGACCAGCAGGAAGTAGATTAAAAGGCTATGGTTGGATTAGTTCTGGTGATGAAGCAATTGCTAAAGCATTTGTAGCTATTGCAGAAATCATGAATAAAAAAGCTGGAGAATTATTAACTAGGATAGATATTCTGGATATTATTAATTGGCTTGGAACTATTCTTAGTTCTCGTAGATCAGCACAAATTGCATTATTTGAATATGATCAACCTGAGTGGGAAGAATTTGCTGTAGCTAAAAAAGAATTTTGGAATGGAAATATTCAAAGAAGTCAATCTAATAATTCTTTAGTATTTTATAAAAAACCTTCTAAGAAAGAATTAGAATATATCTTTAATTTAATGCAAGAAGCAGGTGGTAAGTAACACTGCCACTATCTATTTAAGGCTAACTAAGCCTGTAATTACAACAAGCAAAAAATAGTGTAATTGCATCGGGGAAATCTAAATTATATTAAAAACCTGGATTTATAAACAAAACCTGGTATAATAAATATAACATGACAATCCCGAACGAAGCAAATAACTATGGATGTATATAAAATTACTAATTTAGTAAATAAAAAAGTTTATATTGGTATTACAAATAACTATTTAGTTAGATGGAAGTATCATAAACGAAATAGAGTACCAACTTCTAAAGAATATAATAAAGTTCTTTATTCTGCATTTAGAAAGTACGGAATAGAAAATTTTAAATTTGAACTTATTCAACAAAATTTATCTATTGAAGAAGGTAAGAAGTTGGAGATAAAGTTAATTAAAGAATTAAAAACTTTATCGCATGAACATGGATATAATATTACTAAAGGCGGAGATCATACTGGAAGTGAAGGAGCAAAAAATAGAAATGCAACTTTATCAGAAGATCAAGCTAAAGATATTATAACTAGAAGAGAGAATAATGAATTGTTTTCAAGTGTTTATAAAGATTATAAACATTTATTAAAAAGGACAGGTATGGAATCTATTTGGTTAGGTATAAGTTGGAAACATTTACAACCAGAAACTATAACTAAATCTCATGCTAATAGAAAATTAACTGTAGAAAATATACGAGAAATTCGTAAATTATTACAAGAAACTAATTTATCTTATGCTCAAATTGGAAAACAATTTAATGCTCATGCTACAACTATTTCACAAATTAAACATAATAAAGTATATAAAAATGTTATTTGAACGTGTAGAGACTATTCCCTTTGTAGGGAAGTACATTAACTATTAGTACGTTAATGGAAATAGTAGACAAATACTTAAAGTATTTGAAGAGATAGTCCATCCTACTATGAAAATAGTAGATATGATGAGTGAACCAGGTATGATATGTGCAACAACAGCATTAACTCGTGCGCCTTGGTTTAATACAGGTAATCCGTGTATGGAAATACTGTTACCAAATAAGGGGTTTTGTAACCTAACAGAAATTGATGTATCAAAATTTATTGGGGATACGTCTGGATTACTTAAAACAATTTATTATGTTGCTAGAGCTAATTATAGACAAACACTAGTTAATCTTAATGATGGTATTTTACAAGAAGCTTGGCACTTAAATAATGAGTTTTTTAGATTATGTGGTGTTGGATTAACAGGTATTGCACAAAGACCTGATTTATCTGAATATGATTTAGAACTAATGAAACGTGAAGCTATATCAGCAGCATATTCAATGGCTGATGAATTAGGTTTACAAAGACCTAAAAATATAAGTTGTGTTAAACCTAGTGGTACATTAAGTAAAATATTTGGTTGTACAGAAGGGTTACATACTCCATTAGGTAAATATATCTTTAATAATGTAAATTTTGGAAAACATGATCCACTATTACCTGCATTAAAAGATGCTGGATATAAAGTATGGAATAATCCATTAGACCCAGAAGGTGTATTAGTAACATTTCCTGTTAAATGGGAAAATGTACCTTTTACTAAAGTAAAAACTTCACATGGTATTGTAGAAGTAAACCAAGAAACAGCTACTGAACAATTAGAAAGATATAAGAAATATCAGGTACATTGGTGTCAACAAAATGTATCTTGTACTATTTCTTATGAACCAAAAGAAGTAAAAGATATTATTAATTGGTTACTTAATAATTGGGATATTTATGTAGGTGTAAGTTTTCTTTATAAAGCTGATCCTACTAAAACAGCACAAGATTTGGGTTACTTATATTTACCACAAGAAGTAGTAACACAAGAAGTGTATGAAGATTATATTTCTAAACTTAAACCATTTAAATTTCCTGAATTAGATTCAAATGATAATGAAATTAGTTCAGATGAGTGTGCTTCTGGGGCATGTCCCATTAAGTAATTATCGTCCTTCGGACGATTTCTTACAAGAAATAAAACTTCCTGAGTATGAAGTAAAACTACTCATTTTTTATGTATATAACATAAGGAGATTTATGAAAATACAAGTAAAACATTCAGAAAGTCCTATCTCAGATCAAGTAGCTTATTTAATGCTATTACATATAATTCAAGAATCTTTAGATTTAAATTCTTTAAGTACATCTTATAAAGAAATACAATTAAAAGAAAGAATATCTAAATATTTCTCAATAGGTTTTCTTTTATGTTCTCAATTTGATCAAGTACAATATATTATTCCTAAATTTTTACATCAAGATTGTAAATTTTGTTGGAAATTAAGTGTACCTTATCCAAGTGAAATAGATGAATATGTAAAGGAAAATGAAAATATAATTGAATTAATAGCAGAAAGATTTATGTTACAAAAACTTTTGGAGTAATTATGAATAGAGAATTTAAATTTAGAGCATGGCATAAAGAATGGTCGCCCAAAGAACGTGAATTTTATCCTGGTACCATCAATGGAATGTGTAAAGTAAAAGAAATTAGTATTTCTAATACTAACAAAACATGGATAAAATTATGGGATTGGAGTTCTGCATGTTTATTAGAAGATGTTGAACTAATGCAATATACAGGTTTAAAAGATAAAAATGATAAAGAAATTTATGAAGGAGATATATTAGAACATCCTATATCAAAAGAAAGATTTGTTGTATTTTGGAAAAATTCATATTTAGGATTTAGAGCAAAATATATTAATTGTGAATATGATAGTCATATTGGTATTCAAATTTCAAAAGATAAAGGGAGAGCCATAGTTATTGGTAATATTTATGAAAATTTAGAATTATTAAATGATACAGAATATTCATTATCAAAAGACTAATCCAGCTTCATCTGCAATATTTATTAGAAATCTTCATAAAGAATCTATTCAACAATACTATATAAATCCATTAAACTTAAATGAATCTATTTATGCTTTCAATCTTAAATTTAATGGAAATAAAATTAATGCTACAGAAGGTAAAACATATTTAAACCAATTATTACCAATATTAGATAAATTAGGTATTACTACATTGTTAGTATGTTCTAGTGAATACTTTAAATTTCTTACTGGTGTAGGTAAAGTAGAGCCTTATTATGGTTATGTTCTTCCTTGTAAAATTAAGGGATATGAACATATTAATTGTATTTTATCAATCAATTATCAAGCATTATTTTATAATCCAGATTTACAATCTAAATTAGATTTATCCCTTCAAACTTTAAAGAATCATTTACTTGGTTCTCATAAAGAATTAGGTAGCGATATAATCCACTCAGAAGCTTATCCTGACACTTTAGAAGACATAGCAATGTGGTTGGATAAGTTACATCAATATGAAGCTCTTACAGTCGATCTTGAAGCATTTAGTTTATCTTTTGATAAAGCTGGAATAGGTACTATTGCATTTGCTTGGGATGAACATAATGGAATTGCATTTCAAATAGATTGTCTTAAACATTCAAAGAAAAATATTCCTAGAAGGAATGTACTTCGTACATTTTTTGAGAATTATAAAGGAACACTCATATATCATAATATTGGTTATGATGGTAAAGTTCTTTGTTATGAGTTGTTTATGAATAATCTTTTAGATCAACAAGGTATGTTATATGGTTTAGAAGTTATGACTAGAAATATTCATGATACTAAACTTATTACATACCTTGCTACTAATTCTTGTGCTGGTAATACACTTGGTTTAAAACCAAATACTCATGAATTTACAGGCAATTATGCAATGTCAGATATACATGATATTAGGTTAATACCTAAACAAGATTTACTACGTTATAATTTAATTGATACTCTTGCAACGATGTATCTTTTTAAAAAGAATTATCCTAAGATGATTCAAGATCAACAATTAAAAATCTATAACACAATCTTTATTCCATCTATAAAAGTAATTATGCAAATGGAATTAACTGGATTGTGTTTAAATATGAGTAGAGTATTAGAAGTAGAAAAGGAACTATCTCAAATAAAAGATAAAGCTCTTAATACTATTAATAACTCTATATTTACTAAACAAACAGAAGAACAATTAACTGAATTAGCTTGGATTAAAGATTATGAAGATAGAAAAAGTAAAGCTAAGAATCCAGATAAGATTCTTCCTAAAGCTATAAAAAAGAAAGTAATATTTAATCCTAATAGTCCTAATCATTTAAGTACATTACTTTATGATGTACTTGGATTACCTATTACAGATACAACTGAAACAGGATTACCTGCTACTGGAGCAGATGTAATTAAGAAAAAGAAATTACAATTAATGAATAAGTATGATATTACAAAAGAGGATTTATGTTAGAAAAAACTGAACACCCATACTATTGTAGTGATAGTAACTATTATTCCAATGAAGCAGAAACGATATATGATTCAGTGTCAGAATTTTTAAATGAAATGGAATATTCTGATCCAGATTTAAATTTATGTTTTAGGTTTGATATTAGAGAATATGATAGAAGTACGAAACTTTACGTAGAAATTTTTATTATGCACCAACGTAAAGGTAGATTTTGGTATGTTTGTTGTAAATCATATAATCCTGAAACAGAAAGTGAAAGATTAGAAAAGTATTTACAAAAACATTGGAATTTATTAAATAAACTTTGGACACCAATTAATATTGCAAAAGAGAATTTAGAATGAATATAGAAGAATCAATTAATTCTATTTTAGTTAAAGTAATACGAAAAACTATTAAGAAAGAAATTCAAAGTAGAGAGAAAGAAGTTCTAAGAGTATTTAATGAGATTTTTACTCGAGAATACCTAGAAGAATATGTAAAAGAGTATATTCAATATAATGAAGAATTTAATGAAGAAATTAAATCTATTTTATATGATTCATTAAAAGAAAAAATTATTCAAAATTTGTTACAAAAGGGGATTTAAATAAATGCAATATTTAACTGATATTTTAGATTATGTACTTTATACAGAAGAAGAACATTATTTAGAATCTGTAGAATGTAAAGATGAATCTTGTTTAGATATAGAGTGGATTAAAGAAAATATAAATAAAGTAAACCATATTTATATGTATGCAAGGCTTTTAAAAGATTCTATAGAAAATGAATAAACAAGAAGCAATAGAAATTATTAAACTATTAGATGCTTTAATAGAATATGCTGCTGTAGAAAAAATACTTGGTACATTCATTGAAGCATTTAAAACCAAGTCTATATTAAAAGATGATGGGTATTACTATTTACATGGTTCTATGAATTTAGGTGGAACTGTATCAGGTAGATTAAGTTCATCTGATCCTAACATGCAACAGATACCTTCCACATCTACTCATGCAAAATTAATTAAATCTTGCTTTGTAGCACCTAAAGGTTGGTTAATGGTATCTAGTGATTTTAACGCTCTCGAGTCTGTAGTTAATGCTTTATTAACTAAAGACCCGAATAAACTTAGACCTATGATTGAAGGTATTGATTCTCATTGTTGGAATGCTTATCACTATTATCCAGATAAATTAAAAGATATAGAAAATACAAAAGAAAGTATTAATTTAATTAAAGATAAATATTCAACAATAAGACAAGATTCTAAAACAATTTCTTTTGCAGCACAATATGGTGGAACATGGAGAACATTTGCTGATAATGGTATTCCAGAACATGAAGCTAAAGCTATTGAAGCCAACTATCATAATTTATATAAAGTAAGTGAAGATTGGATTAATAAACAAATAGAAGAAGCTACATATACTGGATATTGTACTACTGCATTTGGTTTAAGAGTAAGAACACCAATACTTAAACAAGTAATTCTTGGTTCTAAAAATACACCTTATGAAGCTAAATCCGAAGCAAGAACTGTAGGTAATGCTATTGGTGGACAATCTTATGGATTACTTAATAATAGAGCAGCAATAGAATTACAACAAAGAGTATTAAATTCTAAATACAAGTATGATATTAGACCTATGGTACATATCCATGATGCTCAGTATTTTCTTATTAGAAATACTTATGGCTGTGTAGAGTGGTTTAATAAAAATCTTATTGAATGTATGTGTTGGAATGAATTACCAGAATTACAACATGATATAGTAAAAATTAATGCAGAAATGGATATAAATTATCCTAATTGGTCCTATTCAATTAAAGTACCAATTAATGCAACTAAACGACAATTACAAAAATTAACTAAAGGAGAATAATGGAAGGATTAACTAGAGAAGATATTAAAGAAGCAAAAGGTATTTTAATAGATATTGGTTTAATTATAGAATTTGGTAATAGAAATTATAAAGAATATCTACAAGAGTGTATTTATGAACCAATGTCTATTAGACTAAACTTATTTATTAGAAATTTATTAAATAAAGAACAATTTGAAATAGAACAATTAATTGAGAGAATTCTGTAATGGCTAAAGACAATCGCAAAGGTAGTAAACAAAAATATGGTTCATCAAGAAAGAATTATTTCTTGAATAGAACTCGAACAATGAAACAAGGTTCTAAAGGTAGCTTTAGATACCAAAGAAGTATTGACAGAAATAAAGGTAAAAAGTAAACTAATTTTACAATAAATGTATTGTGATTAGTGTCTTTATTGTAAATACGTTCTTAAGTTTTATAGTGGTGTGTGTTTCTTAAGAAGCTGGATAACGTAACCAGCAATTAATGTATTGTAGCTAATCAATACAGCTAAATTTGGATAATTAGTGTAATTGAGAACACGCTTAGGATTAGTAGAATTTCTATTAATTTATTAAGAGTTAAAAGTTTAAATCTTTTATTATCCACCAATTTAAACTCCTTTAGCATAATAGGTTAATGCAGCATACTCATAATATGTAATATGTAGGTTCAAATCCTATGGGGAGTACCAAATTTTTAGGTTAATACCTAATCCAAGAATCATGCTCATACATGATAAACTCCTAAGATTGCCGTAAGGCACACTCAAAGCCAGTAATCACTTACTGGCTTTCTTTTTTATGTAAGTCATTCAAATGTATTATTTATATTAATAAAGTGGCTTAAATCGAATCCTCGTGCAATTTAGAGCTATATTTGAGGTATAAAGAAAACTATGCGTAAAATAACACAAGAAGCAATAGATGCTTTTACAAATAAATATAATTTTCATAAAGGAAATACATCTGTAGAACATTCTACAAGGGTATCTATGATGTACTTACATGGTAATTGTATTGCTAGATTAACTTCTCAAGGTTTAGAAGTAAATCATCAAGGATATATAACTAATACAACTAAAGAAAGATTAAATGGAATACCTGGAGTCCATATCCAACAAAAAAATTTTATATGGTATTTAAATGGTAAAGAAATGTTAGATGGTTGGAATAAAATTTAGGAAATAACAATGTGTAATGAAGATAATTTACCAAAATGTATAAACTACTTCTCTAAAAGCTTTACTCCTTGGATAGATATTTATTATGTATCGGAAGATAGAGTACCTAATTTAACAGAAGAAGAAGCTAAAATACAATTAGGATATAAATACAAAATACAATTTGGATTTACATTTTTTCATATTAAATTTCATAGAATAATTAGATCATTATCTTATGGATATATTGAAACAAATATTAAATTTGATGAGGAATAATTATGTCATTTGAAGATATAGTAAAAGCAGACCAAGGAAGTCAATATGAACTTATGGAAATGGAACTTCGTTATAAACAAAGAGTAAAATTTAATAAATGGGATGGTAAAGATAAAAAATGTAAAAAATGTGGAAGATTAATTGAACATGAAAGACTTAAATTACTTAATGCAGTCGAGTGTAAAAGATGTGCATTTGGTTTAACAGACGAGGAAGAAGATGATGAATTTTAAAGTTGGGGATAAGGTTAAATTTAAACCAGAAGTATTAAATGAAGATTGGTTTCATACTGCTTTACACTTAAATCATAATGATATTTATATTATTTACGCTGTATGTGAAAGAGGTATAAAAATTAATTCAAATTTTGATAATTTAATAGATGCTAAATGGTTTGAATTAGCTGGAATTAAAGAAACTAAAGATAAATTACTTTGGACTTTACTCCCATTTAAACAGCTTGAATATGTAGTTCAAGTAATGATGTTTGGTGCTAAAAAGTATTCAAAAGATAATTGGAAAAATTGTAATCCAGAAGATTATAAAGAAGCTTGTATGAGACATCTTACAGCTTACTTTAATGAAGAGTGGTTAGATCAAGAATCTAACTTACCCCATTTAGCACATCTAATTTGTAATGCTTTATTTTTACTATGGTTTAAAGATAATGAAAAAAGATAAACATATAACAGCAAAAGTAATTGCTCACTCAGTTAATGAATCTGGTGATGAAGTAATTTGTATAGAACATGAACATCCTAGAATTATTCATAGTGAATGGTTAAGACATAGAGAGTTCTCTAATGCAGTAAGTTCATCAAGAGCTATACCAGCTAAAACCATGAGAAAGAATATTCGCAATAAGATGTTCATTCCTTGGTATTGGGGTAAAGAACAAAAAGGAATGCAAGCTCATAAAGAGGTTCATCCCAATATTAAAAGAATTGCTAGAATATCTTGGATTATTAATGGATATATCAATCTTGGATTTAGTTGGTGGTATTCATTCCTTGGATTACATAAACAACTTGCTAATAGAAATTGTGAATATATTTCTTATGTAAAATGTTTAAGCCAAGGTAATACATTTAATAATATGATTAAACTTAGATTACATCCAGATGCTCAACCAGAATTTCAAGAATTAGCTTATCAAATTAAAGAAGTAGTAAGTAAATCTAACCCAGAATTACTTAAAAATGGTGAATGGCATACCCCTTATGTAACACTTCCAAGAGAACAATTTGGTAAATATAAAGGAAGTTATGTATTTTCTTCAAATTGTACTTTAGAACATTTTAAACAAATATCTGTATCTTGTTGCGCTCAAACATCATATAGAACATCAGATACATCTATTGAAAAAGCTAAATCTATTTATAATAAATTGATTGGTTCAGACGTACTTCATGCTTCACCCTTTGAATTTGTTTGTACACCAGGTAATTCTGGTAAGGGTAATCTTAAAGGTTGGAATCAAATGAGACATCAAATTGAAGAGGAATTAAAAAAATGAGTAATATGAGTTATTGTGAAATTGAAAATACAAGTAAAGATTTACAACAAGTATTAAATAGTTTAGAAAATAATGGTATTTCTGAAAGAAGTAAATCAGAACTTAAAGCTTATAAAAAATTATTAGAACAGTGTGAATTTTTACTTACTTACTATAACTTTGAAGAAGAATTAGAGAAATTATTATGAAAACAGAATATGAATATCATATTCAAGGTTGGTTTAGTAACTTTCATCAATGGGAAACCGTTTGTATAGAAGAAGATAAAAAAGAAGCTAATCAAAGAAGAAAAGAATATGTAGAGAACGATCCACAACATAAGTATAGAATACTTCCAGTTAAAATAGAGTAAACATTATGAATCGCTATCATAGAAGTTTTATTGGATTAATGGAACAATCTAATACAGGTGAATGGGTTAAACATGAAGATATAATCCATGAACAACAAATTACTAAACAAATAATTCAAAGCTGTAAAAATGAATCTTTTACTGAAAGAAGAATTAATGAAAAATTATCTGATGAAATTTCTCAATTAAAATTAGATAAAAAAATTCTTCATCTTCTATATTGGTGGATTATAGCAATAATACTTTTAGAATTTACTTTTGGAAAAGTAGCTAAAGCTGTAACACCGCAAGAAGAAATTTGTATAGCTCAATCAATTTATTTTGAGGGTAGAAGTGAATCTAAAACTACTTGGGAAAATATGTACCAAGTGGCAATTAATCGTAGTAAACATCCAAAACAATTTAAAGCTAAAAGTTCTAATTTATGTGATGTAGTCCATTCAAAACACTATAAAACATATAAATTAAGAACGGTTAAAAATTTAAAAAAATATAAAGAAATTCTTACAGTAGTAAAACATTATTCTCCTAAAACTAAAAGTAAGATTTTGTATTTTGCTTCTAGTTCAGGTAAAACTAAATTTAGAACATCATTTAAAGGATAAATTTTATGGCAGATGAACTATCACAACAAGAATTTGCAGAAATTAATGCAAAAGCTTTAGCAAAAGAAAATTCTGAATTACTTAAATCTATGTTAATTCAACAAGAAGAAATTAATGTAGCAAAAGAAAAAGAATACTGGAGAAAGGTATATATTGCAGAGTGTATTGGGTATGGGCATTCAATAGAACATTCTTTTACTCTTGCAAATCAAATTATTGTTAAACTTTATGGAGATAAATAATGATAGATATGGCACAAGATCAAAGAGATTTTATGTATATGGGTAATCAAACTACTACTACATATAATCCAGATCAAATCTATTTATATTCTCAATTAATTGAAGAAGAAATTAATGAATTATTTAATGCAATTCAAAATGATGAAGGTGATGAAAATATACTTAAAGAAGCTACAGATTTACTTGTAGTTACTTTAGGTTATATTTGGTCTCATGGTGTAAACCCAAATGATGTATGGAATTTGGTTCATGCAAATAATATGAATAAAGTAAATGAAACTGTAGTTAAAGATGAAAATGGTAAAATACAAAAAAGTGAAGCTTCAAAATTAGCTAAACAAAAGATGATGGAATCTATTCGTAAATTATTATGAATACAGAATTTCAAGATTATGCTTTACAGCAATATTTCAATACTTACCTAGATACAACTTGGGAAGACTTTGTTAAATATAAAAAAGAATTAAATGAGTTAGAAATTCTTGAAGACATGTATTCTTATTGTGATTTAGAAGATATACGAGAAGCTTTAATTTGTTTAGAACAAATGTTAATTGACATATATGAACAAGGAGTTAATTCAGTTGAAATATACGAATAAAAAGAATATTCCTTTAGCATTTGCTGTATTACTAGCAACTAATAGATATGATGTTAAAACGGGTTCTAAAACTATTTCTGCTACCACTTTACAAAAGTCTATTAGAGAAATAGTTTTAAGCCTTAGAAGTCAATCTAGTGGCTCTCAGGACATATCCGAACGTATACCCTCAACTATTGGTACAGCAATACATACTGCATTAGAAGATGCTTGGCTTAATCCTTATGAAGCATTAGCATCACTTGGATTTGATAATTGGAAAGATGTTGTTATTAACCCTTTACAAGAGGATTTAGAATACTACTTTAATAAATATAAAAATTTTATTCCAGTATATGTAGAACAAAGAGTGGAGAAAGAAATTAATGGTTGGACTATATCAGGTAAATATGATCTTATCATTGATGGTGAAATACAAGATTTAAAGAATAGAAAAGCTTATGCTTATAAACATTCTTCTAATAAAGAAAAAGATATTCTTCAAGGAAGTATTTATAGATGGTTAAATCCAGATATAGTTACTTCTGATGTTATGAAAATTATTTGGAATATTACAGATTGGAGTGAAATAGAATCTTTAAAAGACCCTAATTATCCTGAACAAATATTTCATCAAAATCTTATTCTTAAATCTATAGAAGATACAAAACAGTATATTAAGAATAAACTTAATCAAATACAATTTTACTTAGATAATCCAGAAATAGAATTACCAGAATGTACTCCAGAAGAGTTATGGATGAGTAAATCTAAATGGAAATATTATAAAAGTAAAAATGCTATTAAAGCTACAAAAGTATATGAAGATTCTGTTACTGCTTGGACTCAATATCATAAAGAAGGTAGTTCAGGTAAAGTAGTAGAATTTAAAGGTAAAGCTAAATATTGTTCATACTGTTCTGCAACAACTTCATGTAAACAATTTCAACAATTGTTAATTCAAAATTTAATTTAAGCATCCTTTGGACGCTTTTTTACAATACATTAAATAAAGAGGTATATAAATGACTTGGTATAATCCATTTACTTGGTTTAGCAAACCAAAATCTATTGAAACTACGGTTTCTGACTTACAATTTAAAAAATATAGAAAGCCATCTGATACTACTAAAATTACTAAACAAATGTATGATTTCATTCTTCTAAAAAAAGAAGAACAAGATGAATATAATATCAATAAAATTCCTCCACAACTTTATGAAACTACAGAGGAATTATGTGATTACTTAAATATGTGTTTTGGTACTAATTTTAGTAGAAGTAAATTAACTAAAGTATGGACAGGTAAATTAAATAGAGATGAATTACCTGATGGTCCTGAAATTACAATTCCATTTTAAATATGAATCAAGAAAAAACTTATTTTCCTATTGCAGAAGAAATTGTTGATGCTCAATGTGCCATTACACAAGTAGATGATAGAGGTTTCTTTAGAAACTTAGTTTCATTTACATTTTGGCAATTAGCATCAATGATGAGAGCTACAATTTATACTCAATCATTTGGAACACATATTCCTATTAATGGTTATGTAATTAATTTAGCAATCCAAGGATATAGTAAGAATAAATCATTAGGTATTATTAATGATAAAGTTACTCATTTATTTACTAAAAGATTTCTTGAAGAAACTCTTCCAATAATAGTTGATGATACTTTAAATAAAATAGCTATGAATGAAGCTATTAAAAATAATACAGATCAACAAGAAGAGTTAGATAAATTACAAAAAGAATATAAAAGTTATGGAGAATTTTTATCTTCATTTGATTCTGGTTCTAAACCAGCATTCAAACAATATAGAGCTAAAATGCTTCTTGTACCTATTGGAAGTTTAAACTTAATTATGGATGAAATTGGAAGTAATCTTTCAGGTAATAATGAGTTATTAACTGCATTTTTAGAAGCTTATGATACAGGAGAAATAAGAGAAAAATTAAAAATGAATACCAAAGATAATCAAAGAACTAAAGAACGTAAAGGAAGAGTTCCATGTAATTTATTAGCTTTTGGTGAACCAACTAAACTATTAGATGGTAATAAAGTAGAAGAAGAATTTGATACTTTATTAGGTACTGGATTTGCAAGAAGATGTATTTTTGGTTTTGGTAAAACAAACATTAAACCAAAAGATTTATCTGCTAAAGAGTTATTTGAATATCTTAAAGACCCAAAACATTCTACTAGCTTATATAATATATCTCAAAAATTAGAAATATTAGCTAATCCATTAAATTACAATAAAAAGATTTTAATTGATGAAGAAGCAGAAATCCTTTTACATCAATATAAATTAGATTGTGAAAATTTATCTTTTACATTAGGAGAACATGAGACACTTAAAAAAAGAGAATTAGAACATAGATATTGGAAAACTCTTAAATTAGCTGGAGCCTATGCTTTTGTAGATAGTTCATATCAAATATCTATAAAACATATTCAACAAGCTATTAGTTTAGTAGAAGATTCTGGTGAAGCATTTGAAAAAATTCTTACTAGAGAAAGACCTTATGTAAGATTAGCTAAATATTTATCTTCTATTAATTCAGAAGTAACTCAAGTAGATTTAATTGAAGCTGGTGTACTTAAAGGAACTGAATCACAAAAAAGAGAATTAATAACTTTAGCTACGGCTTATGGTTATAAAAATAATATTATCATTAAAAGATTTTCAATTGATGGTATAGATTTTCTACTAGGTGAATCATTAAAAGAAACTAATTTGGATTCTATAATTTTATCTTATTCTACTCAATTAGCAGAAGGATATAAGCCAAGATTTACTGAATGGAATAAACTTTATAAAGGTTTCCAAGCAGACAATATTCATTGGTGTAATCATCACTTTGTTGAAGACTATAGACTAGAAAAAAATGCTATTCCTGGATTTAACATAATTGTATTAGATATAGATGGATCAGTTTCATTAAACTTGGTTCATATCTTATTAAAAGATTATACTTTTTTAACTTATACAACTAAAAGACATTCAGAAGAAACTCATAGATTTAGATTAATCTTACCTATAAGCCATGAAGTAAAATTAAATGATAAAGATTTTTCTGAATTCATGAAAAATGTATGTAATTGGCTTCCATTTGAAGTTGATAATACACATCAAAGAAGTAAGAAATGGCTATCTAATAAAGGAACTCATTACTACAATGATGGTGAGATATTAGATGCTTTACAATTTATTCCTAAAACATCTAAAGCAGATGAAAATAAGAAAAAGTATGTAGATTCATCTAGTCTTTCTAATCTTGAAAGATGGTTTAGTAATCAAATGGAAGAAGGTAATAGAAATAATGTACTTATTAAATATGCTCTACTCTTAGTAGATATGAATTTAGATGAAGATACCATTCAATCTAAAATCATTGGATTTAATAATAAATTATCTAACCCACTAGATGAATTAGAAATTCAAACTACCATCATGAAGACAGTAATCAAAGCAATAGCAAAAAGAGGAAATTAATGCAAAAAAATAATGTTATTTTAATAGGTGGAAAGAGTAGTTGTGGTAAAACTACTTCACTTAGAAATATAAGAAATCCAGAAGGAGTATTATATTTAAATTGTGAAGCAGGAAAAGCAACAAGCTTTCTACATAAATTTCATGAACGAATAGTTACTGATCCATTGACTGTTCCAACTGGAATAGAAGCTTGGTCTAAAAGAGAAGATATACATACAATTGTTATTGATTCACTAAGCTTTCTTATGGAAATGTTTGAAAGCAATTATGTATTAACAGCAGCAAATAAAATGAGTGCATGGTCAGATTATGCACAGTATTTTAAAAAACTTATGAATCAATCTGTAGCTTTATCTGAAAAGAATATTGTATTTCTTACCCATACAATGGATTCAATGAATGAATCAGAAATGGTTACAGAAACTCAAGCTACAGTCAAAGGTTCACTTAAAGGAGTTGGTTTAGAAAGTTACTTTAATACAGTTATTAGTGCAAAGAAATTACCATTAACTAAATTGGCTTCATATACAAACCAATTGCTTGATATTACAGAAGAAGATGAAATACTTGGATATAAATATGTATTTCAAACTAAATTAACTAAAGATACAGTCAATGAAAGAATTAGAAGCCATATTGGTCTGTGGAAAACCAATGAAACTTTTATAAATAATGACGTTCAATTAGTTTTAGATAGAATCAATCAATATTATACAAACAGTTAAGAGGAAATTATGGAATTAAATTTAAAATTAGATAATGATGTAGTAGTAGAACAAGAACAAGATAGAATAGGTTCTGGTAAATATACTTTAGATACTGGAATCTATGATATGGTTATTAAACTTGCATATCTATCACAATCTAAAGGTGGAGCAACAGCAGTAAATTTTACTTTTGAAACTAAAGATGGAAAATCTTTAAGACAAACAATTTATATTACTAATAAAAAAGGTGAAACATTTTATATTGGTAAATCTGGAAATAATGCTGGTAAGAAAGTAGCATTACCTGGATATTTAGAAGTCAATTCAATTTGTCAAGCATCTGTAGGGAAATCTTTAGAAGAAGTATATAAATCTGTAGCTAAAAAGAAAATTAAAATTAGAGACTTTAGTCAAAAAATTGATGTTCTTACAGAAGTAGATATGTTAATGGATTTAGTTGCACCATCAGCAAAAATTATTTTAGGTATTCAAGAATGTAAAGTTAATAAACAAGTACAAAACTCTCAAGGTATTTGGATTGATGGTCCAGAAGAACAGGTTATTAATGAAATTCATAAAGTCTATCATCCAGGTAGATTAACTGCTAAAGAAGTAGAAACTAAAGTATCTACTCCAGAATATGCTACTGCTTGGTTAGAAAAATATGAAGGACAATTAATTGACCGTTATAAACCTGTAGCTGGTAGTTCTACTACATCTACAAATTCTTCTAACAATCTTGATCCATTTGCATAATGTCATTTAAATGTTTATGTAGAGAACGTGAAGATGGTAATTATGATGTAATTTTAGCTATTCAAAATTCAGGACTACAAGATGAATTAGATTACAGTCCTGAACTTTTTATGCAAGATATGTTAGAAAAATTTCATTATCTTAGGCATTATGAAACATTAGTTATTAAAGAAGTTAATATAATAACTGATGTATTAATAGATGATTAAAATAATAGTACCACTTCAAATCCAAGTGGGTAAAAAGAAGATTTCTTTATCACTTAATATATTTAGAAATCTTCATTACCATTTATTAAACCAAGCAAAGATTAATTTCAAGAATGAAGTTAAATCTCAATTAATTCAATTACCTCTAATATCTAAATGCAAACTTACTTATACTTTTTTCTTTAAAGATAAAAGAGATAGAGATATAAGTAATTATGGATCAGTTATAAGTAAATTCTTTGAAGATACTCTTGTAGAATTAAATATCTTAGAAGATGATAATTATAATTTTATTCCAGAAGTTACATTTAGATTTGGGGATATTGATAAACTTAAACCAAGGTGTGAAATAATAATAGAGGAAATATGCAAATAGATTATAAAGTAACTTTACCAGAAAATGATTATTTAAGTTCAAAAGAAAAAGAAATAATAGTAGATAGACTATTAGACCGTACAGTAGATCATTTTAATTTTCATGAAAAATGGAAATTGAAATCTTTAGTACATTTTTGTAATACAGGTAAATTTTTAACAGAGGAATCTAAATAATGCAGCAGACAGTAACTTTAAACGAACAAGAAGTAGAACAAGCAATAATTGAGTACGCCTCTAAACATGGTGTTAAATTTGATGGTATGACTGCTACAGTTAATATCATTGCAGGTAGAAAAGATAATGGTACTTATGCAACTATTGACTTAAAACCAGAAGATTTATCTATTAAAGAGCAAATTAAACCTCTAATAGATGCGAGTATTCTACCAAAAGAGGAAAAAGAAGTAGAAGAAACTTCTTTAGATGAAGAAGAAGTAGAAGATATTGAACCAGAAGATGATGATGAGTTATTTGGTTAATGAATAAATTCCTTACTGGCTTAAAATCTATTTTTTATGCAGGACTATTATTAGCATTTTTAATATGTATTTACATATTTGGAGTAGCTATTACATTAGTCCTGGGTTTATTTATTTTTAGTTGTATGTTCTATATTATTCAAACTGATGAGGATTCCTCAGAAGAAGGGAATAAGTAAAATACACTTAAATGTATGCCTTACATTGTTTCGTTCAATGTAGGGCATTCTCGTAAGAATTATAGGCATATTTAATGGATACTTACAGTGCAAGTAGTATTAAAGTACTAACACAAGATGAAGCTATAAATAGATTTGAGTTTGCTTATGTAATATTTCTTATGGAACAGTATCCAATGAGAAGTAGAAGTAATATTGAAAATGGTATTGAAGCTTGTAGACGTATTGGTATTGATCCAAAGTATTATGAAGATAGATATTTAAAAGGATTAGATATACCAAGAATAGTTGAAGTAGAAGCAGTATTTAAAGAAATACTAGAGGAACAAAGAAGATGAGAATAATATATGCAGTATATGATGGAGATATTGCTTTAGTAGGAATATTTTCTACTAGAGAATTAGCAGAATCTTGGATTAATAAAAGTACATTTAGATATGGAGCTAACATTCAAGAATTAAACTTAGATAATTTTGAAACATATAATTATGAGAACTTTTTATGAAAGAATTTCTAATATTTTTAATTGTAATACTATTTTGCTTTTGGATTAATATAGAAGTTATGGCTACTAATCCTTGTAGCCAATTTTCTTCTAATCCAAGTGAATGTAGTAAAGGTTAATTATTTCATTGCATCATAAAAAGGATTAGCATCAATAATACTAAATACAGAACCAAAAGGATTATTAACTTTATTAAAGAAATCTGTAATATCAATATTATGAATATTTTCAAATGTATAGAACATTTGTAGTAAGTTTAATGCTAATACATTTACTGGATTCTTTAGTGTTTCTTTAGCCATTGGTTTAAGTATTCTAAAGAAATACTTAGTAAACATTAAGAATCCCATTTCATTACCATACTCAATAAATCTATGGGTAGGTATTTCATAATTTACAAAAGCTTCTGTAATATCTTGTAAAGATTCTTCTTTACTCATACCATTCTGCATATTCCATTTATGCAATACATATCTAGCAGATAAATCACTCATCATAGTGGCATTATGTAAGAATTTATACATTTTAGTATCATGAGTTAATGCTATAAATTTACCTGTCTCTTTAACTACTTTAGGTAGTTTTTCACCCATAGCTATAAGTTTATCTTCATATTTACTTTTCCAATTCCATAATCCTTCATTAGCAGTAATATCTTCTACAATAGTTTGAAATTTACCCTCTTCAATTAATTCATGAACTGGATTCATGTTTTGTAAAGTCTTTAGTTGATCTAACTTTACTTGACTCTCTTTAGTATTTAAACTTGGTTTAACTTGAATCATGTATTCTAGTTCAGAAATCTCTTTAGTAGTCTTAAAATATAAAGACATATTTTTAAATACTTCTGATTTCTCTTTAGAAATAAAATTAAAAGGAATACTTCTAGTTAAAAGAGTAGCTGAGTTACTTACTTCATTAGCAATAAGAGTTTTTGGTAATTTAATTACAATTGTATCTTTAGCCATCTTAATAGCTTCTTGCCAACCAGCTTCAAATTTACGAAGATTACGCATATTCATAATAGGATTATTAGGACCTAAATGATTAAATATCCATTCACCTAATTGTTTAATGTGTTTATGGTTCTTCAATTCATCTACTGTATAAGGTCTAATCCAGTTAGTAATAGATAATTGTCTATATCCAAATACTGTATCTAATACTTCTTTACGAACTGATATAAACTCTTGCCCAGTTTTCTCTTTAATGTATTCTCTAGTAGCTGTAGGTAATCTAAACCAAATATCTTGATGTTCTTTCTTTTTGGAATTAGGACCAATCTCTACAAATAATTTAGGATACCTAGCAAACTCTTTTTTATCTAAAAGTAAAGCATCTACCATCTTTTCATTAATTGGTTTAGAAGCTAATTGATCTTCTATATTAGCCATCATAGAACTTAATACATAATCATAATCCATAGCTCTTTCAAGATATTTATCTTTTACTTTTTCATTAAGTAAATAAGTAAATCCTACCATTCTTCCAGCATGATTATACTTAGGAGTAAACGAAGCTTGTTCTTCTGGATTATTTCTATTAGTTCTAGCAATAGAATTAGTTATAGCTTGTCTCATAGCATTTCTAGGTACAGCAGATGAACCAAGTTTACTCATTATATTCTTAGTACCTTCTGATGAAGTATATCCAGACATAAAATTAGAAAGAGAATCTTGTAACTCAGTAAATGAAGTACCAGATTGTTGATATGTTTGCAACATCTTACTATCAGCAAACCAAATATATAATTCTGAATCTGTATTATCAGCAGGACTTTTCTTTAATTTAATTGGATTATCATAATAACCCTGTTTAACTAATTCTTTACCCTCTTTCATAGAAGCAATAGTTAATACTGTACTTGGATTAATAGCTTCATGAATAGTACCATCCATAACTAATAAACTATTATCTTTAAGTATTCTTTCTAAATAATCCTTTTTGTATAAAGCATGTCCATCAAGGGTAGCTTGTACTACATTAGGTTCTTCTTGGATTAATTTACTAAAAGAAGCTTTATCTTCTTTATCCATAAAAGTAATAGTATACAGTCTACTTAATTTAGTTAATACTTCAATAATATTATCTGGAATATCTGCTTTAGAATCATACCATTTAAGATTATTTACAATTAGATGTACATTATGTGCATTAATTTCTTCCCCTTTTATAAAGGTATTATTAATCATATATGAAGCTAAATTTCTAGCTTGGTTATTCCAATATCTTTGATACTGAGAACCAACTAACATATCTTTAGTATTTCTAATCTCATCTTGTAATGCTTCATCATTAGTAAGAAGAGTATTGAATTGATCTAAAGACATATTTAAATCTGATAGACTACCTTTAATACCTACTTTAGTAAGAGCTTTCTTCTCTTGTTTAGTAAGCTTTCGTGAAGTTTGATTATTGAGAAATTGAGATACTACTTCTAATATTTTATTAACTACATGGTCTCTAAGAATAGCTCTAATAGATACTTGTTTATGAAATTTATTTGTATCAGGGGTATTGCCAGCTATTTCAGATATAACTGATTTAACTAAATCATCATTTAGTTGGTTTTTAATACCTGTCATAGTTCTAATCCAAGTATTAATTTCTTTCCACTTTAAATGAGTCATATTATCAATTGTAGAAGTTACATCTTTAACAAAAGAGTTAGAAGTCTTTTTATTAATAAGTTTATTTAAATCTTTTAAAGGTTCTATTATTACTTTATCTCTTAATTTATTTACTTCCTCATTCCATTCTTGTGGTATTTGTATTTTAGAAATAATACTTGGTTTACGTTTTTCATGAGCATAAGCCAATGTAATAGTAATAGCATCTATTCTAGCTTTAGTAGAAGTACCTTTATGAAGTATAGCTTTCTCAAACCAATCAAACACTCTATTGATAAGATCAGTAACCATGTGACCTAATGGTAAGTCTTTAAATCTCTCTATTTTCATATCTGGAATAGAATCAATTATTTTTATTAATTCTGGTTCAGATTTAGCATAAGCAATAAATTCTAATATTCCATGATTATAAATATGTTCATGAGAAAGACCTTTAGTATCTGTATAAGTCTTTCTTTCATTTTCATCATTTAAGAATACATATTCATATTTAGCTAATTGTTCTGGAGTAAGATTAGCTTTTACATGATTAAAGAGTTTTACTACTTCTCTATATAAATGAAAGTTATTAGGATCAGTTAAAGCTATACCTGTAACAGCATGTAATAACTCATGAGCATAAGTAGTAGCTCCAGTCATACGAATACCAGAATATGAATGGTTTACTTTATTAGCAATTGTTACAGCTACTTTAAGCTTATCTGGAGCATTCATATTAAAGAAACCATGAGTTAAATCACCATCTACATTGTAATAATACTCTAATGGTTTAATCACTTTAGATACAAGATTCTTCATTAAATCTTTTAAATAAGATTGATGTTCTGGAGTATCTTGTACTTGAGTAAATTTAAGTGTATCTGGATTATCATCATTAGCTATTAATTCATTTAATGTGGATTCTACATTACTTGAATTTAATTCTGTAGGTGTACCAGTAAATACAGAACTACCTGGTATAGAACCAAAAGTATTTTTATTAGATTCTTGGTTTAAATTCCATACACCTATTTTTTCGTTATTTATATTAATTTCTGAATAAAAATATCCTTTATTTGTAAAGTATTTAAGTAATCTCTTTTCGCCTTCATTATAGTTAGATTTTTCAGTATATTCTTTATTATCAGTTAATAAAGTAGCTCCTGCTAATAATGCTTTTTCTGCTTCTTTAATGGTAAGAGATTGTTGTTTATGTCTTATGTTTTCATTTCCTCTTTTACCTGGTACTGAAACAAAAATTACATCATTAGATGAATATTTTCCTGTATTAGCATATTGCCCTGCTTGTTGTCTATATAATTCAGTAGAAGAGTTTGGAATACCAGAACCATATCCAATAAATTGTGTAGCAATACTGGCTTTACTAATTGCCTTAGTATCTGCTTTTTGTATTGGATTAACTGTAAAAAGATTTTTAACTGAAAATATATTAGATTCTTGATTTGAATCTTGAGTAGGTTTAGAATTTTCTTCTTCTTCTGTATTTAAAATAGTAGTAATACTTTTTTCGATATTACTTATTTTTTCATTTAATTCTTTTTTAGTAATATTACCTAATTCATTAACAACCATATCAACAGTATTTTGTCTAGGCTGCAAATATCTATTAGTAAATTCTTCTGTTAATATTGAAATAGTATTTTCATTATCACCAAATTCTTCTTTAATAAAGTCTTGAATAGAATCATTTAAATGAGTTTTAACATATTCAGCTACTTTAGGTTTAAAAGGAAAATTACCACCATAATTACCTAATGCTTTAATTTGAGATATGCTATTATCTTTAGCAATAGCTTTTTCTTTTGCCCAAGTAGTTACTTTAGTTAATTTCTCTGATGCAGACATATTAATTATATTCTTCGGATCAGTTCTATCTTGTAATACGTCATCTTTTAATGTTCCAGGTGCAGTTATAGCTACATCCATTGAATTATCTAAATATTTATTTATTTCATCAATATATTTAAGTAATGAATTATATGGATTAAATCTCTGAATATGATTAAACATAGATTTATTCATTTCATAAGAGATTTCATCTGTATCTGTAAATGGGGAATTTTGCCCATCATGAACTAATAATGCTTTATACATACTAGCCATAATATCTTTTATAGGGATACTGTCTGAATTATGAATAGACCCAATTGGTACTCTTACACTAATATCATCTAATATTAAAGATGAAATTGTAGCTGCATGAGATTTAATATTTTTATTTATATTAAATTTTGTAATTTGTCCACTTGAATTTTTATAATAAGCTGTAAACGATTTGTCTTTATTTTCTTTAAATTTTACTTGAGCAATATAAAATTTATTATTGTATTTAGGTGTTTTCTCTGTATCCCAAAAGTACACCTTGTGAGAAGTTTTATCAAAATTAGGTATCTCCATGTGAGGAAGAATATCTTTTAATTCTTCCATAACTTTAGCTAAATCAGCTTTAGTAAGTACAATAAAAGAAGAATTAAGTAAACCTTTAGATTCCATTTCTTGAAATTTAGATTCTACAATATCATTTATTTTTTCTTTTAAAAGTTTGTTAGCTACAGCATTTCCTATGGCATAGACATTATTAAATTCTTGTCTATTTTCCATTACAGAACCCCAATACTTAATTACAGCATTTTCTAAGGGTTTAGTAATAAGTTCTTGTATATCTCTACTTAATCTTTTTTCTTGCCATTTAGTTAATTTAAATTTTTTTAAATTTTCTTTTAAGTTTGAAATTGGTTCGTTAATAAATAATTGTTCTACATATTTAGTATGTAAAACATTATCTATATGCTGTATTTTATCTTGAATTTCATTAACTAATTCCTTTTTAATTTTTTGATCAGATGTATTAATAATTTCATTAACTTTCTTTTGAATGAAATCATATAAACCATCATAAAAAGCATTTCCATAAATTGAATGATCTCCTATTGCTTTAGCAATATTATTTATATTTGCTCCAAAAATATTTTTAGTTACTGGATTCTTTGTAAAGTTTCTATTTATATTACCTAATAAATTAAGTAATGATTTATCAGCATTCTTTATACTTGTATCATTAAGAATTTCATCTTTAACTAATTCATAAGAATCTAATCCACTATTATTAGCAAAGTCACTATAAGTAAAATTATGGTTTGTAGTAGATACTGCAAAGCTATTTAATGATTTTTGATTATCTTCTGAACCATCAAAATCTCCATACAATAAATATCCTATAAATGGTCCATTGGTTATACCATCATCTTCTCTTAATAAAGTAGTAGAAAAAGATTTATCATTATTTTCTTTAGCTTGCATATAAGCCATTAACTCAGTTAATCCAGCTAATGAGTGATAACCTTCACCTAATGTATATATTCTATTTCTAAGAGTTTTTTGTTGTTCAGAAGTTAATTCTTTAAAACCATTAGAAGATTTATATAATTCATACATATCTTGGTTTGAATTAATACGTTCTTCAAATAAGGTATCTAATTGATTAATATTTTTCTTATGAACTTTTTCTCCAAATGAAGCTAATACAGCTATCTTAAATAAGAAATTATTTTCATCCTTAGGATCAAATGTAAGAGTTCTTTCAGAACCTTCTGGTACTAAAAACCATCTAATATATTTATTAGATTGTCCTCCACCAGTCATTTGTTCTCTACCTGATTTAACTAATTCATTAAAGAAATATAAACCATCTACATCTCTTAAAGCTTTTTTAGCTTGGTTTACTTCTTCAATATTTCTAGTAACTTGTATTAATGATCCTTTGTGAGACTTTTCATTTACATCTAAAATAAATGTATCTAAGTTATATCCTAAACCAATTTCTTTTAGAATATTTTCTTCTAAATCTAATTTAGCTAATCTAGTTTGATTAGTGTATTTGGTATTAGAATACTTTAATAAGACTTCTTTTTCTGAATTTGTATAATCTGTAAAGGTATTCTTCCATTTATTACCTAACAGTTTATCCACCTTTTCTTTAGTAAATTCTTTAGTGCTAAATGTACTAGAGAAGAAATCTAATTCTAAAGTATCTTCTAATATATCTTTAGTTGCTTTTACTGCATCAATATATTCTTGAATTTCATCACTTACTTTTGGATAACCTTCATCATTTATTTGAGAACTTGGACTTATAAAATATGTACCAGACTTAATAAATGAATGAGCATTAGAAGCATCTGGTTTAGTTTGTGAAGGAATTTCTTCTTCTTTTGAAACAGCTTTCATAACATTTTCAGGGATAAAATGTAAATTAAGTAATCCCATATCAATTAATGTTTGAAATGCCATATTACCTAAAGCAGCTTCTAGTAATTTACCTTTATGTTCATCTTTTCTTTTAAATCCAAGTAAATTAGCAATATTACTGCCAAGAGTAGGGGTCTCATGGTTTAATACTTTTCCTACAGAAGAAAATAATTCTACCATTTCATCTGTTACGTTAAATTCTTCATCTTTACCAAAGATAGAACGAATCATGTCATGAGTGTTATATACTGATTTAGTATTTTGAACTAAATAAGCTAAACTACTTAAAGCCATTGCAGCTATTACATTTTCATTGGGAGTAGTACCATTTTCTTGTAATACATAACCAATAGAATCATGGAAAGGATTATTTAATTTTATTTTATTTAAAAATGCTTTCCTAAAATCCTCTTGAAAATTTTGAATTATTTCTAAACTATAAAGTTCTTCTTCTGTTTGAAGTTTATTGCTTAATTCAGGAATCTTATACCAATTTTTAATTACATTTTTATATTTGTTTAATAGAGTAGATTTTCCAAGTGAAACAATATTAGTTAAAAATTCTTTATTAGTAAGCTGTACAGCTTTAGAAATTAAACTATCATCTTTATCAAATTTATCTATTGGATTTTCTTTAACAAATAATTTCTGTTGCTGTACTTCATTTAGCTCTAATCCAGATTCTTCTATAGTAGCAGTATTATAATTATTATCTTTCAACAATGATGGAAATATAATTTTATCAAATACTGTACTATCTAATTGTTGGACTTCCTTATATTTACTTAATAAAGTTTTTTTGTTTTCTTCATGGTATTCATTTAATTTATCTAATTTTTTATTTAATTTATCTAGTTTTTCATTTAATTTATCTATTTGATAATTATACGTCAAAATCAATTGTTCATTTGTTGCCTTAGTTGGGACAAATTCTCCAGTACCTCTATCACCTATTTTTTTATTTTTTTTAATAGAACCAAATGTATCATTATCTTTAGTTGAATTATTTTCTAATTCTTCAATTTTATTTTTTAATTCTTCAATTTCAGAATTTAGTTCATTTATATTATTTTGAATTTCTTTGCGTGTATCAGAATAATTATCTTTAATCTTATTTCTAAGATTAATAATGTCTTTTTGTAATTTACTTAATTTTTCATCTTTATCAGAAGTATCTTCTTTAATATCTTCTTTTTGATCTTCATTAGATGAAACTTCTTCATTTACTATTTCTAAATATGTTTCAATTAAATTTGATAGTAATGAATTTTCTTTAGGAGAAAATCCTAATAATTGAGATACTGCTGAAATAAATTTATCCCATAAAGATACCTTACCAATTCCTTCAATATCATTTAAAATCATATTTAAATGATAATTAGTAAATCCATGAGTAATTATTTCATGTATGTCTGTTATAGGTGGATAATTAGAAATCCAAGCAGTATTGTATTCATAGCGTTTACCACCAATAGTTCTAATAATCCAACCATCTTTTGCATGTTCTTCTAATTTATTTAAAATAGCTCTAAGTTGATCTTGTATTTTAGGGTTAGAATCTATCTTATCTTCTGTAATTGCATGAAGTGTTTCATGAATAATTGTTCCCATTATTTTAGTAAAAGCATTTTTATCTTTAGTATAAAAATCTATATTAGGATTAATGTAAATAGTTTTATTATTATTTATATATGTACCACCAAATCCTAAATCTTCTTTACTTTCATTTACAATAAACTTTAAGTCTTTAGGTATTATTTCTAATAAATGTTTGGCTAACTTACCTAATCTATTGCTATTATTACTAATGAATAATAATACATTATATAAAGTAATATCCTTTGTAAATAAAAGTTTTTTTAATTCTTGATATTTTTCATTTTGTTCATAAACTATATTAAATTCTTCTTCATTTTCTGAAAACATATCCCTAGTTTTATCATCATCTTTTACTGGAGGAGATTCTGGTATGGGATTTTTCTTTCTCTCTTCTTGTTCTTGCTTTTCTTTTCTAGCAGCATTTTCAGCTTCTTTTCTATTTTTAGAAACTTGTGCTTTAGTAGCTTCATTACCTTTACGTCTTTCAAAGTTTTTAGCAAGATTATCTAAAGCTAAATTATATACTCTAGGTTTCTTATTAACTTTAGTTTTAGTTGGTTTAGTAGAACCATTAATCTTTAAATTAGCTTCTGCAATTCTATTGTTTAAGTATTCAGATTCAGTATTAACTTGAGAAGTTAAATTAGAAAATCTTCCAATCATATCAGCAGAAGAAGTATCACTAGGTTTTCTTACTAATTGATAATTTACACCTGTTGTAGTTCTCCAATCCTGTTCTCCATCAATTTCAATACTATTTCCATGTGCTTGGATTGCATTTAATTTATTAAATTCTTGATATAGAGGATCAAATTTATCTTTATGAGCTTTAGCATATAACTCATCCATAGATAAGTTTTTATACTTATCACTTTGAAGCATTCGAGTTACTACAGATAATTGATTAGCTTTCTCTGCATGGTAATTTGCCCAATTAGTAAAAGTGTCTAATGCAGCTTTAGCTAAATCAGGTCTATTAGATTGTAAATTAGCATCAATTAAATCTACCCATTGATTAGCACCTAATTTATTTCCACCACCATTAATTACTTCATTATTTACCTCTTCCCCTGTTTTAAGAATAGATTTTAATTGTTGTTGAGTTCCTTTATATAACTCATATCTTTTTAACAATTGATCTTCTTCTTTAGTTTTATCTGGTTTAGATGCTAATTCTGCTTGCTTTTTACTAACTATAGCTTCTTCTGCTGGAGTTAATTTAATAGAACCAAGATTGTTTTGTAAAATATTACCTAATTCTTCTATAGAAGTATCTTCTGTAATTACTGGAATATTTCCTTCTTGTATAGTTCTAAGTCTATTTAAATTTTCTTTAATTAATTCTTGTGTTTTTACATCAGATAATGTATCTAAATTAGATTCTGTAAATTTACTTAATAATTGTTTATTAAGCTTTACCACTTCATTAACTTGATCTTCATCATCTCTTGGTTCTACTAAACTTTCGTTTAAAGATGTAATATCTGCAACCAATGAATCTGTATTATTATCAGCTAATCTTTTAGCTATATGAGTATCTTGTTCAGATAATAAAGCAGTATTTAATCCAGTAGTTTGTGCTATATAAGGGTCAGAAAATTCATCACTTACAACATAATCATTTGCAAATTTATCTGAAATAGCTTTTAAACCAATTAAAGCTTTTTTACCTACTGTACCAATACTAAGACTATCTACCTCTTCCATTAAATTATTTTTAGATTCAATATCAGTAAGTCTATCTTTTAATGCTTGTTCATCTGATACTAAATCATGAGCAACTTTATGTTTATCTGGATCAATTCCATAATAGTCTATAGCTTCTTCTGGTAGTTCAAAATTGTTATCTTCATTTGGAATAGTCTCTGAAACATGCTCTAAATCGTTCGAGAATGCCTCAGATTGATTTGAAGCATTCTCAGGTGATTGATTGGATTGGTTAGAAGTTAATGCTTTTCTAGCTAATCCTCGTAAGGATTCTGCTGTAGCTTTAGGTGATTCCATTCCACCACCAATTAAACCTCCAAGAATAGCTCCCTCAGCAGCTTGTCTACCTACATCTTTCCAAAGGTCTTGACCTAAAGCATAATTAGTAGCAAAAGCTTCATTCGTAGATTGTGGTAATTCTTCTGCAAATCCTTCTGTAGCAATAGCTTTAGCTATACTAGAATTACCTCTAACACCTCTAATCATATCAGCAGCATTTGTACCAAAAATTTTATTAGATGCTCCACCAATAAGACCTGTAATAGCTCCACCAGCAATAGCAGGTAAAGCATAATCTTCAAACTTTCTACCAGCATCTTCTGCTTGGTTTACAATTGAAGAAGCAGCTTGAGTACCTTCTGTTAATGCACCTAAAGCTATTAATTTATCTTGTGTAGCTTTATTAGCAAATTCTTCTGCTATAGCTTTTTTACCAGCATTAGTAATAATACCGTTTTCAATACCACCAACTTTAGCAGCAGCTTTCATAGCAATACTTTCTGCTGCTTTACCTGTTATTCCCATAGGTAATAATAATTGTGGTAAATTAGCTGGTAAATCACTTGTAAGCATTGATCTAGGATGGTTAATAAATCCTTCACCTACAGCAAACATATCTTCACCTAAATCAGATAAATGTTCTGATAAGGTATTAGCTTTATGTCCTAATGCTTTTCTAAGTTCTTCTGGTTTAGAAGCTATTTCTTCATAATCTCTACGAGATTGTTTTAAAGCTTCTGATTCGTATAAATTAGCAGTAATCTTATCTAATTCATTTGGATCATATTTAAGAGCTTTAAAGGTATCTTTAGCAGCATCAGAAATATTTAAACTATTAATATAATCATCTAAGTAATGTGTTCTACCATGAAGAATATTACTTGGTTCTCTGGCTATATTACCTATTTTCTTTAATACTTCACCAGAATCACCACCTACTAAATCACCTAATTTGTTATAACCATACTGCTGTAATCCAGTAATAGTATCTACTGTACCAACTCCAATATTACTCATAACAGTAGGGAATCTACTAGCTACTGTACCTAAGAAGTCTGTAGCCATACCTTCTAAGTTATCACCAGCTCTAGTTCTTTTACCTATATTAAATTGAGAATTATATGAAGAGTTTAGTTCAGGTGTATTAAGTTGATCTGAAATAGGTAATTCATTATTAAATTTAATATCACCTAATTCTCTTTTAAATTTATCTTGTTTACCAGTAAGAGCCATACTTAATGTAGACTTACCCTGGTTTACTAGATTAAGTTTATCTTGAAGTAATTTCTTAGCTTTTTCACCTCTAGCATATACATCTTCATTAGTAGCAGGATTAAACCAACCTTTAAGTATTTCATCATCTTCAATAGCTTGTCTTTGTTTAGCTAATCTAGCAGCTACTTTAGGATCGGATTCATTACCATGATTAAGTTCATAAGAATTATAACTTTCAATAGGTGAATTACTTTTTAATCTAACACTAAATGGTTGTGCATTTGGATTTTCAATATAATCTCTTTGAGATGGATGTATTTTAACTGTATCTGCATCTAATGCTTCTACAAACCTACCAGTTACATCTGCTGTAGAGAAACCTAATTCAGTTCTTTTAGCTAATACAGAATCTAATAAAGACTTCTTTTTATCTTCTACTAAACTATTTTGAAATAAATTATCTAACTCTTCTGTATTGGTATCATTGTTATATCCATTTACATAACCATTTATATATGCCATATATTTTTCCTATTAATTACTTAGAATTATTTAAATCAGCTTGGTTTACCATAAATTTATTTTCATTTGTATATGGTCCTCTTAACCGATCATAGCCAAATCCTAATGCTGCACCTAATGCTGCTGCTGCTAAAGCTTTTTTACTGGTTAATACTTTATAGTTAAATTTACCTTTATTATGTAAAAATTGATTTATACCTGCACCAATACCACCACCTAACCCAAGTCCAATAGAAGAATCTATTGCAGCAGATTCTATTGGGTCTGATTGAGAAGCAGCAATTGCTTGAACTAAAGCATCTTGGTCTGCTCTAGTTTTCATTTGACCTGCTTGAGTTGCAATAGCATTATTTGTTACATCTGAATTTCTTGAATTTTGATATTGTTGAATAAAAGCATTTAAATCTTTCATTTCCATATAGGGTTTATTATTTAACTTATCTTCACCATGTTGTGCTTTCATTTTTTCAACTTCCATATCATATCCAGCTTTCTTTTCATTTTCTATTAGTTTAAGTTTATGCTCTAATATTGCTTTAACAAAATCATTTTGAGAACCGTCTTGTTTAGCTGTCATTAGTTGACTGCCTAGAGCTAAAGCCAATGGATTACCATATTGCATAGCATTATTCATAGCTATATCTGTGTGAAAATTACCATCTTTATCTTTAGTATTATTAAGTAAAGCACCTAGTTGTTTTATATACCCTTGTTGTTTAGCTTGTTCTCTTTCTGCTTGCATTCTAGGAGTATTACGAGTAATCCAAGCATCTAATGCACTTGGACCAGTAATACCTTGAGAAGCTAATATATCATTTTGTCGCATTCTAGCTATATCTAATTGTCTTTGATTTAACTCATTAGCTAATGCTGCTTCACCTTGTAAAGCATAAGACAATTCTGCTGGTAATTGTTGCTCTTGATGTTGTTGTTGTTGTCTACTCATGTCTTATACCCATTTATAATTAGTTAAATTATATAAATCTTTATTACTCATATTAGATTTTGGATTAGAATAATAGTATTTATCTTGTAATCCAGGATTAACTGTACGGATTGGTAATCTATCTGCTTCTAATTGATTTAATACTTTTTGTTGTTGAATTTCATCTTGACTCATTAATTTACCATCTACCTCTATTTTACCTAGATTATTAAGAGCTTGAGCTTGTTTAGCTATCCACTCTTTACTTCTAGGATTACCTTGTGCATCTACTGGACCAGTAAGTATTGTGTCTGTAGGAGACATAGAAGCTTTATCAGTATAAATAGTTTTACCATTGTTATTATATTTATATGCAGATAAATTAGCTAAATGAGCAGAATTTCGTTCTGCATTACTAAGACTTCCTAATTTAATTCCAGTATCTTGTCCTTGCAATTCTATAGGTAATAATGGTTGAGAGGTAAATGTATTTTTAACCTCTCTTGGCTTATCAATTGTATATTGATTAATATTATTTAAATTATCTAAGCCTTTACTTATAAATTGATTTGGATTATATATTTTATTTTTATTTAACTCTTGTAAATCATTTGATATAAATGGGTTAATTTCAAATTGATCTTGTACTTTAGCAACCATTTCTTTATTAGATAAATTATTTGCTGTTTGTATCCCAAAATTAGGTGAGTTTATAATTTCATTATATCTTTGTTTTAATCTTATATCATCTCCTTCTGTAGATGGAAAAGTTCTTCCAGTAAAGGTTTCAAAAGTTGATGGAAGTTGTGAACCAACAATACCACCTAAAGTACCTCCTACTTTATATCCACCTAAAGTAGTTCCTAAATTAAGTACTGTTTCACCTGCTCTATCCCATTTTCTATCATCAGGTAAAACTTGTAAATCATCATACAAGGATTTACCTTCATAGGCTGTGTCTAAAGCTAATCCTAAAGGTCCTAAACCTGTTTTTACATTTTTAGTTATAGGATGGTTTAAAATATTTTTACTGTAATTTTTTACTGAATTAAATATTGACGGTTCTTGTGTAGCAATGTTTACTGGTTTAAAAGCAGCTTTTCTTCTTTGCTTAGCTGCATTAACTTTTTGTTGTTCATCTGGTGTGAATATTCTATTTCCTCTAGTAAATTCTTTCCAAGCTTTATTAAATTGTTCTGGTGTCATAATCATTTACCTTCTTTAATTGGTTTATAAATATTTGATACTAATACTTCTCTAAAATCATTAGGTTTGTATATATCAAAATCTTTAGATAATCTATCTTGGTTTATAGGTGTTCTTACTTCTTTAAGAGATTCATTATCTTTATCTATTAATCTTAAAGGTTTATATCTAAATTGATTTATATTATATGCAATAGTATTAGTATTTTTAAATGTATTATCTTGTAAAAAATTATTAGTAATTTCTTCTAATACTTGTTGTCTGGATTCTTTAGGTATCCAAGGATCAGGTTTACCAAAAAAATATGGATAACGTTGATCATCTGTAAGAGATGTAATTACATTTAAATTACAAGCTTCATAACACATTCTATCAATAATTAATAGAGAATAGTTAGAATCTTTATATCTATTATTATACAAGTCATGATTTGCTAAAGGTATAACACACCCAGACAGATTACTTAAATTAAAATAAGAAGTAAAAGTATCTTTTCTATAAGTAGTATAAGAATCAAATCCAGGAGGTTTATAAGTAAATATCATCCATTGTGAATCCTCTCTTGGCTTTAATGGAATGGCTGGTAGATATGTTGTTTCAATATTTAAACCATGTATTTTTAGAATACTTATTTCATTTTTATCTGTTTGTACTTTTATTTCTAAATAAGATTTATTAATACTAATAGGTATTCCATGAATGATAGATGGATATGAACCAAGTCTACTAAAATGAATATTTCTATTATCTTTTGCATAAGGAATATTTTTACTTTCATCTGGAACTGCTTCTATTGTAGCATTTCCTATATTACCTTTATGTCTACCAGTACATTCTATATCTCCAGATTCAGTTTCTTCTTCTATATAGGAGTATTTAATAATTGTTTCATATAAACTATTTTTTATTATAATCTGTCTTTCATTTATATAAGGAACAGGATTAGTTAAATATGTAGTTCCAATTTTAGATAAATATTCATCAAATAAATCTTTATCTCCTTGAGGAAATGATTTAAATAAAGAATATAAATAATAGATAGAAGAATACTCTGTTGTAGTTAATGGTATTCCAAAGTTTATATAAAGATTATTTATATAATTATCTAAAGTTAATTCTGTTATATCAAAGTCAGTTTCTATTTCATGTGTACGTTCACATTCTTTAAACCAAGAAGATTTTATTCTATCTTGGTTTACATATAATATTCGATTAAGTTTATCTAAAATTAAAGTTTGTAATTCATCTTTATTTAAAATATAAGAATTATTTTGAATAATAGGAATAGATGAATGAAACTTTAAATCTAAATCTTGTTCTAGTTCTTGCAATGATGGACAGTCTTTACTAGTTAAATAGATTGGATAACTAAGAGAACCATAATTATAATCTAAATATATGCTTGGAAATTCTATAGTAATTAGAAAATCTTCTTTATCTTCTACATAGAACTCTTCTTCAAAATTTGATGTAGTAGTTATTGTGGGATCAGTTGGAGTATAAACTTTTCTTTGATTTCTTATTTTAATTATTGAACTACATTGCTCATTTAAATAAATAATATCTGGAGTATATGTACATAAGTTTTCATAAGGAAATATGTATTGAGTATTTCCTATATTTAAATGTAAATTATTCCAATAAGCTATGTGACCATATTTTTCTAAGTGTCTTTTCATTACATAAAATGGTGCATAGAATTTTGATTTAATACAAGCTGTAATTGTAAAATTTAATTCTTGTTTAAGTAATGCTTCATAAGAATTAATAATAGAATTATATGTAGTAATTAAATCTTCTAGCTGTGTTGCCCATACTTTAGTTAATGAATAAGAATAATTCTGCCAGTATAAATCTTCTATTTGTAATTCTAAATTAGCAATAAGAGTTTGGTATTCATTTATTTTAGAAGTATTTTCTTCTGGAATAGTTTCAAACTTATTTAATAATTCTGCATTAGAATATGCAATTTTATTTAATTTAGTTTGATATTCTTTTATTTTATTTTTATGTTCATTAATTAAAGAAGTATTTGTTTCTATATATCCATCTATAAAAATAGAATAAGAATCTCTTTCTGCATCTTTAAATTCAATAATTTCATCTGGATCAGTCAATGCTTCTAACTGTGAAATATAATCTTCTGTATATCTTTTTTCTTTTTCAGTTTGAATAAGTGTTTTAGTAGCTTGTTGTTTACTTAATACTTTAGATATTTGTTTACGAATATAAGTTAAGCAATCTTTCTTTAATAAATCCATATCAAGATTTACATCTAAATAAGTTGCATTACATTCCAACTTATTTACTTGAAGTTCTTTAAATTGATCTTCATATTTATAACTTAACTTATGTTCATTAGCAAAATTAATATATTTTACTGTTTTGTTATAAGCAGAAAGAGAATCAATAGATTCTCTATTGATTCTCTCTTGTGAATCTATTGCTATATTTTTAATATTGTTACATAAATTAATATTTGTAGTAATAGATATAGGATATTCTTCTTTTAAATAACTCATTCGTTACATTGAATTGATGTATCTACCATATTCTTAGCTGACGCTGCTGCTTGACCAGCTAAAGATACTAAAGAATATTGGTTAAATGGTGTAGTTAAATCTGGGTCATGATTCATTGCACTAGAATAAGCACCAACCATAACACTTAATACACCTGTTTCAGCTTGACATTGTTTTAAAGCAGTAACTTTATCTGTTTGGTATGCTTGCGCCCTTTTAAGCCATGTCTCAGCACAAGTAAGTTTTACCTTACCTTTACTAGCTTTAACTTCTTCTTTTTTAATTAGTAAATCTTGGTCTAAATTCTTACCAACTTTTTCAGCATTATCACCTTCAATAGTTAAATTATCTTTTTGTATTGTAAGTATATCTTTTTCAAGCTCTAATTTATCATTTTCTCTTAATAGATTAACAATCTTAGCATCCATTAATTCGGATTCTTTTGGTATTAACCCAGTTTTACCATTAATATTAGCTGTTTCAGCATCTAATTTATTACCTTCTTTAGGTACTAATGTTAATTCAGCAACAAGTTTATCTGTACTTGCATTAATACTACCTCTTTCAGCAATTAAATTTAGTTTTTGTTGATCTAGTATTAATCCTTCTTTAATAGTATTAGGTAATTTAGCATCTAATATTAAACCTTCTTTTGGAATATTATTAGCTTCAAGAGATAAATTAGTAATTTCTTGTTTAGTTTTATCTGCACCAGCTAAAGTAGCTTCTATTTGTGCAGCAATTAAATCATCATCTCTTCCAAGTAATAATTTAACTACTTCTGCTAAAGTAGATTCTAATGCTTTAGCATATACAGCAGCATAATCAGCACCTTTAAGTCTATTCTTTTCAAATTCAATAACTAATTTAGCATTAATATTTTCCATTAATGGATCATATAATGCAGCTACTTCTCCGTATGATACTGTCATAATAATTCCTTAAAGTTTAATATTAAATAATTTTGTAGTTGAAACACCAATAACATTTAATAAAGTTTTACTTCGAACAATATGATTATCTGCTGTTCCTGTTGATATTACTATTTCATGTAATCCTGCACTATTTGGTGTATATGAGAAAGATATACTTCCAGTAGTTGTTACTGTTGGTGCAGTATATGAAATAGTTGTTACTGCATTAATATATGTTACAGTTTTATTAGGTAACATAACTCTAATATCAAAATCAGAAACAATATAGGTATTAGGTGTTGTTGATATTGATGCAGTTATTGTAATTGGTGTTCCTACTACAAACATAATTTATCCTTATGCGTTTGCAATTCTACCAGTAGCTAATTGTTCTTTAGCTAATTCTTGTAATTCTTCTTTAGTTAAAGAAGGTAAAATTTCAATATTATATTCTTTCATTTGTTTGGATTTAGTTACAGGAGTTCCATCAGGACCTTTAACTTGATAGTGATGTGTATATTCTTTTTCTTTAAGCATATCTAACATAATTTGTGGAATATGCCATGCTTCTGCATTAAATGGAATATATCGTTTAATATCTCCAGTAAGTTTATTTCTTACAGTAAATATATCACCTTCCATTGTAGACTTAGCTGGATTCATACAAGTAACTCTAACTCGTACAAGTTTTTCAGCTTGTTTCTTTTTAATAATTTTTACTTGTTCTGGTGAAGCAATTAAATGTTTTACTTTATCTAACCAACCATCTACTAATCTAATTTCAGTAGAAGATTGTATATTAGTTGCATCCAATATTTTTTGTTGCAAAGCTTCAATACCAATATTAGGTGAATGTGTAATACCTAATTCTTTTGCTTGTTGTTTTAGTAAATCTAAACCTTCATTTGTATTCATGTTTTAAATACCTCTTAAATATGCCTCTAAATCATTCGAGAATCGTTTCTAAGCAACGTTAGCTAAAAAGTTATCTATTTGTATACCTAGAAACGATATGTCCTTAAAACGAATCCTGGTGCATTTTAGAAGCACTCAGAACTCGTACTTATAATTAAATCTCTGCTACAGTTAGCATTAAAGCAATACGTTCACTTCTAAGTGTCATAAATCCATAATACCATTGAATTGAAGTAAAGCCTGTAGTACCGTATTTATCATTTGCATAACTTTCTGGACTACCTGGTTTAGCAGTATGGATATTTAATTTACTACCTTGACCACCAGATTTAAAGCTAATAGTAGTAAATGATTGATCACCTACAACTAACAAAGGATATACATCATATTTCTCAGCAGTTTGACCATAAGCAATAGATGAACGATAACCAGCATTATTAGATACAGTAGCACCTACACCAGCCCAATGTAACATTTCTTGACATACAATAATTCTAAAACCTGCAATACTACCTAATTCATTTTTCATGATATTAGTACCAGCAGCATAATGTTGTACTTTAATTAATGCTTGGTTTCCAAAGTTATCAACCATACGCTCTAATTGAGGTACTAATGCTGGACCACAATACATAAATCTAGCAGCAGGAATAGTTTTAGTATCAGTCATACGGCTACCACTAACAATAGTAGTATTACGAGGACATCTATTACTATCTAATGTTACACCTAAACGTACAAAATCATCATAACTTAATAATGATTCTGAACCAGTTTCACCTGAAATAGTGGCTTTAGATGTAGCAGTACCACCATAAACAATTACACCAGCAGAATTTAATAAATCAATCTGAATCATATCCTCTTGGATTTCAGATGCACCTTTAATAGCTTCTGTATAAGTTTTACTATACAAATCTGGCATAGAATCAAAGTCTAATGATTCTTGAGTCCAAGAATAGAAGAAACCATATTTAGCAAATGTACCTTCTAATTCAATACGTTTAAAACCTACTTGGTTTACTACACCACCAGTTTCAGTTAATGTAGGTAATTTACCCGTAATATACCCAACATCTCTACTAGAACCATATAAGTTACCTGCACCACTAACAGCAGTATTTTCTGTAACAGTCCAACCAGCAGCTTCTGCTAATACTTTTACTTCTGCATAAGTATCATTAGCAGCTAAAGAACCATCTAATCCCATAGCAGTAGTTAATACTTTCCATGCTTTCCATCTTGCAGAAGCAAATTGAGCAGCAGTATTAGAAGCATAACCTAATGAAGTAGCACCTAAAGCATCAGTACCATCGGTACCATTACCTACAATCCATAAAGATACCCATTCATTACCAGTATTTTCTAAATCTGGTGGACGAAGTTCAATGGTAGCTTCATTAGCGGTAGATACACCACTAGCATCAATACCTTGATCGTTAATGTTTGCATCAGATAACATAGGTAATAAATGGTATTGTTTAATCTTTTTACCCATATTTTTAGGCATTTCTTTAGTAGAAGCTAAAGGACCAAATACTTCTTCTTTAGCAGCTTCAATTAATGCTTGTTTTTCATAGTAATCAGTTCTAATTTGAGAACCAATGGAAGAATTACTTCCAGTACCGTATACTTGTGTCATAATTTATTCCTTATGTGAATAATGATTTATCGAGTTTAGCAAATTCTTCATCAGACATATTTAAAAAGTCTATAGAATCTACATTAATTTTTGGTGTTGGCTTAGTATTAGTAATACTAGCAGCCTTCTTTTTTTCTTTATTATCTTGTACGGGTTTAGCTTTAATGGATTGTTTTACTGGTTGTTCTTGCGTAGCAGTATTAGTATTAGTATTAAAACCACCATTGGCTTGAATCCAATCACCAACTAATCTATATGCTTCTAAATCCGATACATCATTAAGTCGTCCAAATGTTCTTTCATTTTGTACAACATCCATAATAGTTTTATAAATGCCATTACCAATATGTTCATTTAATACTGGAATTATTTGAGGATTTTCACTTAAAGTATTTTTACTAACTTGATCTAATTGATTAGCTAAAATTTGTACTGTAGTTTCAAATTGAGGAGTATGTTGAATACTATCTAATACTTCATCTAACTCAATTACTTTATCATCTACTTGGTAACTATTTGGTTTGTAATTTACTTCTGATAAATCTTCTTCAAATACATCTAAATTACTATCTTTAATTAATTTTTTAATAGCATCTGGATTCTTATTATTTAAGTCTATTAAATAATTAAGTTTATCCTGATCTAGTAAATCATTTTGTTTAAGTGTTGCTAACACTTTTCTTAATGGTTTAAGTTCTGTAGTTTTACGATGATAATCTGCTCCTTTTTGCATAAGAGTTATAGCATCATCAATATTATTTACATGAATCTCTTTACCATTAGCCTTAATAGGACCAAGAATACGTTCGTAAGCAGCTTTATAATCTATTTCTTCTGATTCAGTAGATTCTTCTACTTCTTCATTAGATTCATCACTTACTTCTTCTTCTTCTTCTTGGTTTTCATCTTCTGTTTCATTAGATTCAGAAACAGTAGAATCTGTTTCAGATTGTTGTAAAAACTCATCATCAGACATATTTAAGAAATCTTTCTCTTGTTGAGTAGTTTCTTCTTGAATAGTAGTATCTTGTTCAGTGTTCATATTAACCTTCTAATTCTGATTCAATTAATTCTTCTTCTGAATCTTTATATTCTTCTGGATTATCAAAATATTCTACAATACTTTGTAATTCAATCTCAGCAAGATTACCTCTTTGCATAATACGTCTAAAGAATTGATCCAATGCGCCAATAGCTTGAAAATCATTTAACATTTGAGCTTTAATTAAAGGATCAATTTGTGGACTAGCTTGTAACATAGTAATTCTTACTGGCTCTTTCTCAAAGTATTCATCTTGAAATACAGTTTTGAAATCTTTATTTTTAAGTAATCTTTGTAAAGCATCTCTAATTTTTAATTCATTCTTTACAAATTTTAATTTTTCTTTCATTTCTTTAATTTCATTCATCGTGTGTCCTCATTAAGAGATATATAATTATTTATTAAGCACCTAGTAAACTAACCCATTTACCTGGAGCAATATCTACTACTAAGCGTGATTTACCATTACCAACAGCTACTCCTGTAGCAGTTGTAATACCATCAATTGTATCTGTACCTGAACCAAATAATTGTAATGATTCAGCAGCATCAGAGTTTTTAATCCAATGTTGGATTCCTGAACCAGTAGCTAAAGGTAATTTAATTGAATCAGCAGCAGTACCAACAACAGTTACATTATGCACTGTTTTAGTTGCATCTAAAGCAAATGCAGCAGCTTGAGTTCCACCAGCATGAGCAGTAATATTATTCTCAACTGAATTGGTTAGATTTAGTTTTACTTTTTTATCAATACTTTGTTTTGTTTCCATTTTATATTCCTAAATAAATTAACATTTTTTAGATTTACCTGGTTTAGGCATTGGTTTAGATGGTTTCTTAGTCATAGAAGTTCTCCTTAGTTAAGTGAAAGTATTTATCTATTAGAATTATTGGATACTTCATTTAATGAATCTCCAAAGAATTGTCTATTTATAGATTGTTTTAAAGCATTATAGTGATCTAGTTTAGATAACCCTTTTAAACCACTTTTAAGTAATAATTGTCCTCCAAGTAATTGTGGAGTTACATTACCAATAAAATTTGTAATTGGATATTCTTTTGTAGATTGTCTAAATACATTATTAGTGTTTTCTGAAACAAAAGGTATTGTAGTAAAAGCTTGTTGTATCTGATTTGCAGCTCTTTGTGCTTCTGCATTAGATCGTAAACCAGTTAGTTCTTGTAATTTATTACTACCATGTGCAGCTATTCTAAATGGATCAGTAATAGAATTATACATTCCTTGTACAGAAGCTCCTCCTGGACCTGTTTGTGAACCAAACCCAGATAAAGTATTAAGTAATGCTTGTTTATCATACCATTTAGTTAAATCCATATTATTTACCTTTTGGTTGAGGTTTAGCTTTAATCTGTTCCATAGAAGAAATATGATCCATCATTTTATTCTTAGTGTTCATTTCATCTTTAGTAGCTTCTAAATCTTTATCTAAAGAATGTTTAAGTAAATCTTTCTCAATAGCTTGTTGATGCTTTTGAGCTTCTAATTGCATATTACCTTGAGCTTGTGCTTGAGCAGTTTCTATAGCTCTTTGGTGTGCTATTCCAGATTCTTGTTCTACAAAATCTAAATTAGTTTTATCTGTTTGAGCTTTAGTATTTTCTGCTTTATAACCTAACATTTGAGCTTGAGCTTGTTGTAACATTGCTTGTGCTTGATTCTCAGCAGCTTTAGCTTGTTCAGCAGCAATTTGAGCTTGTAGTAATTGCATTTGTAATTGTTGCATTTGTTGTTGCATTGGATCAGGTTGAGGAACATATTTCTCAATCTTCTTAGCTAAATCAGGCATCTTTCTAAGTCTAGCAATTTCTACAAGAATCATTTGACTGAAATCTTGAGGCATTGTATTACCCATAGTTTGAAGCATAAAACTTAATTCTTGAGCTTTTTGTTCATCTGCTTCTGCTGTAGATATAGTTAATTTAATATCTATATTACCAGCTAAATCATCTCTTCTAATGGTTACAAACTCTTCATTAGTAATTCTTATTACTTCTTCTTCTGAAAGCCATTCAGCATTCATTGCTACAAACTTTCTACCAATACGAATAAACCAATCTGCTAATCTTCTAAGTATTCCTAATTCTCTTTTACTAGCAGCATCTAATGCTCCTCTAATACCAGCAGCTACATCACCAAGAGATTGACTACTTACACCTTGATTAAAACTTTTAACTCCTGTAAGAGATTCTGCTTCAAAGTTTTGAAAGTTAATCATATATTCAGCAGATTTAGGAATCTCTGGATATTGGTGCATAAAGAAAGCTTCTGATGGATGTTTATTAGGATTAAACTCATAATCATCACCAGATTTAAATTTCTTTTTGTTTACTGGGTCTAAAGCATCTTTACTAATTCCTTGTTGAGCATTAGCACTTCTACCCATAAGATCAATCATTCCTCTTGTAATAGCTCCAATAATCTTTTGGTTATCTTCTAATAGTGAACCATCAGGTTCACCATAACAATTCTTTCTTACAGGTAAGTATTGTGCTATTTCAAATGGTAAACTTTTAAAAGGGAATGGGTTTTCTTCCATTCTAATAATAGTATTATTAATCCAGGTAACAACAATAGGCTTAACCAAATCATCACCATTAATATCCCAATAACCCCAATACTCATAAGCAGTTAATTTTTGTCTTGGTTTATCCTTAAATTGAAATGTATAAGATTCCTTCCTATATGAATCATCATGTAATGGTAAAGCATCACTTGGTTCAATAGCTTCTAAATTAGAATACTTACCTTCTTTCTTTAATTCAGATAAAGATGTTTCAAACTTATAAATAATAAAATTAGCTTTATCTAAATCTCCTCTACAAGAAGGATCAATAATAATATCTTGATATTCACATATTTTAACTGTAGGTTGGTTCTTAATAACTTTTACATTTTTCTCTATATGAGAACCAATTAGATTAGGATAAATAGGAACATTATTTTGTAGAGATAATTCTACTGCTTGTTGAAATTCTTCTGGAACTGTTTGTTGAAAGTTAATAGGATCATCTTGTTTACCTTGAATTAACTCTTGTAATTTTTGTATATATTCTGGATCATTAGAAGGAATAAATTCATAATCATTAATAACTTCTTCTACTATTTCTTCTTGGTATTCCCAACCAATTCTACCAATAAGAGTTCCTTCATCTACAAAAGTTCTTACTGCTTCATCTACTAAAGCAGTTTTATTAAGTTTTGTATTAAATTGATTATTCAATACTAATCCATTCTGTACAGCAGCTTTTCTATCTTCAAAGGTAACTGGGTCAGTATTAAATAAATCTTCTGTAGATAAGAATGCTTCTGTTAATGCTGAATATCTCCATTCAGCTTGTTTACGAATAAGTTTAGGTACAACATTACTTCTATTCTTTCCATTATTTACTTTAGCTGAACCAGTAATATTTAGATTATCTAACCAAGTATTTATTTTAGCAACTTGTTTGTCATGATCTGATTGTGCAGATAATAAATCATTCTTTAGATCATCTAACTTAGGTGGATTCTTCCAATCATTAAATTTTATAGTTTTTACTTCATCTAAATCTATCATTTATATCTCACATATTTATCATAATTTGTGGAGGAAGTTTATATCGTTCTCTACTCCAACCAGTAAAATTAAATTGTCCTACACCAATTGCTGGAATAGATGGGATTATTCCACCTCCAAACCCTTTTCCAGTAAAAGACATTATTCCACTAGATACAGAACCATTTTTATTTAATCCAATGCCTGTAATAGTAAATATTCCAGAAGCAGACATTGGATATTTATTACTATAACCTGTAAAGGTTATTTCACCATAAGAAAGAGTATCTTTAAATGCTTTACCATTAATATCAATAGTACCAGAAGCAGATATTAATGATTGTCCTAAACCAGTAAAGTTAATTTCTCCAGATGATAACATCTTATTATAAGATTTACCATCTATTACAAATGTACTATAAGATTCTGCACCAAAATTATATACAATAATATTATTTTGTAAAATAGATTCTAAAGTAATAGTTGTTAAAGTAGTCCCATCAATAAAATTAATTATAGGACTTCCAGATACATTAGAAAGAACTATTACTATTCCAGTAATATTATCTGTAATTATTATTGTTGTATTAGTTCCTGAACCTATAGTTTCTATAGTTAAATATTCTGGAATTAATCCAAGAACTAGAATACTATCTTTAGAAGTTATAATTTGTAAATTATATAAATTTAAAATTAATTGTTGAGATGTATTCTGAACGGTATATAAAGTATTCCCATTTGTATAAGTAAAAATATTTGTTGCTGTATTAATAGTAGAAGAGTCTAGTGAAATAATATTACTTACAGAATAACTAATACCATCACTAGATGTTAAAGCTTCATAAGATATATTCTTTATTTGATCTCCACTATAGTACATACTACAGTCTACACAGAATATCTTATTACTAGTATTAATTGATTGTGTATAAACTAATGTGTTGTTTTGGTATAAAGAAACTTTATCTGTTAGTACATTAATTTTAAATACATCAGATTCTTGAAATTCTATTTCAGAAGATTTATAAGAATTTTCAATAAATATCTTATATGTATTATTACTAAAGTAGAATCCATATAAGATATTTGAATAGTATTCATCTGCCACTGCACTTGATTGTTCACTTATACCTATTACAATTCCTACAGAAGTTTGTTTAATAGAAAATGAAATACTTCCTGTATTAAATAATTGTTCTGATATAGCTCCACCATTCCAACCTATTAAGGATTGATTTGTTAAATAACTATCTGGAGTAACTGTAGTCCATTGTCCAGGTACATTAATAGTTTTACCTTCTGGTGGAATAGTAAAGTAACCAGCATTAGTAGTATATACTGGATTAGGAATACTTAATGAACCATCTTGTTTAGGTGTATAAGTAAAAAAGATATTGTATCCAATGTATGTTAGATAAATATTTCCATCTATTGTAATTGATCCAGGTTCTTCCTTATAAAAGATATAAATATAATTACTAATATTTTCTGTAGTAACTTTATACCCTTGGCTTTTAAGAAGATTAACTAAATAAATTTTACCTGAATCTGATAACTCAGTTTGAGATACATCAGCTTTATAACTATAACCAGGTACATATTCTTGATGAGATTCTGGTTGTATTGTTACTTCTGTAAATATTTTAGTTAATGTATTATTAGGCATTAATAGTCACTTGTATAAATATTATAATTATTCCGTGGAGAAGCTAAATATTGTCCTGAATTTGACATACAAACACCATCCCAAGTGTAACCTGTATACCCTTGAGTTTCTTCCCAAGAAACTCCAAAATCTTTTGATACATAAATAAATCCTTGACTTGTTACTGCAACTATATATCGTCCAAATTCTGAACAAGCAATTCCATATACATTAGATGCTGCAAAAATACTTTGCCATGTACTTCCATTAGTAAATGAAACTTTAATTCCTTTTTGTGCATTATAACCACCAACAAAAATATATGTTCCATCTTTAGATATTGATATTGTCCTATAATCCCCACTTAAATTCATATTAGACCAAGTATTTCCATAATCTAATGAAATTTGTGGAATACCTATAACACTAGCAACTATTTTAGAACCATCAGAAGATATAGCTACTTTGTAATATTGCAAAGAATTACCTCTTTGAATCCAAGTATTTCCATAATCAGAAGAAACATAAATATATCCATTATTTACTGTAGCAACTACATATTGTCCTGTACTTGAACAAGCTATTCCTAACCAATTTCTATTAGAATCTTTTCCAACCCAAGTATTTCCTGAATCTGTTGATACATATATTTTACCTCCTGCTACTATAGCAAATAATTTAGTACCATCAGAAGATACAGCAACATCAGTCCAAAGACGACTTGTTTCTTTATTAAACCATGTTATGCCAGAATCTGTTGAAAGTTTTAATGGTATTGATATTCCACAAGCAAGTATAATTGATCTATCACTAGAACAAGAAATTCCTCGCCAAAGCCCAGTTCCACTATTAGGTTGAGGTATCCAAGTAGTTCCTATAGTAGTAATATTTTCTTCCCAGCATTCAGTATTAACTTCATTAGTCCAGAAACAAGACATTATTAGCTACCAGCACCAAATGTAAGAGTTAAATTTCCAAAAGAGTATGTTTGTGTTGCAGTCATTGGATAAAATGTATTATCTAATACAAAATCATTTGTAATAGCTGTACCACAAGTACCTTGTATTCTTAATTTAGTAGTATCAGCAGCATTACCACCAGTATCAGCTAATAAATGTATTCTACAAAATCTAGGATAACCTGTAGCTACACAGGTAGTAGATACTGATTCACTAGCAGTACGTTGTACTGTACCATCTACAGAAGCTTCCCAAGTTAATGGAGTAGTTCCATCATTATTTACAGTAAATGTTCCTAATAATATATTACCACCAGCTACAGCTAAATCTGTAGGTAATGTAGGAATAACTGTAGTTATATCTGTAGCAGGTCCATAAAAACTAATTACAAATTGATTAAATACTAAACCAGAAGTTTTGAATGCAGCATCAATCATTGAATCTCTTAATTCTTTACTAAATTTCATGTTCTCGTTCCTAATAGTGATATTGCTATATGTTTTAAATTTGGGTCTTGAGATGTTGGAGACATAATTTGTAATGTATCCCCAGCAATAAATGATACTGAATTATTAAAAGTATATGTTGCTTCTAAATTATCTGTTGTAAAATTAATTGAACCAATTTCTAAATAATTTTTATATAACTTAAATTCTTTAGTAGTAGAGGTTGTTAATATCACATCTCTACAAATTACTTTACTTCCAACTAAATCTTGTGGAAAAGATACATTAGTAACAAATACGTGTAATAATACTAAATCATTTTCTTGAGGTTTATCATATATAAATCCACTAACAATATATGGATAAACTATATTTTCTTTTGCTGGAATAACTAACCAATTACTTTCTGATTGACCTGGATCATCTATTAATGCTCTAAGAGTATCTTTTTGTTCTACTATTAATGAGCCTAATGTTCCACCTACAGAAATTAAATAAGTATCCCCTCTTAAAGCAGTAGTAGGAAATACATCACCAGAAGCATCATATTCACCTTTATCAATATATGTTTCTAATCTTAATACATCTGAATAATCTTTAGCTAATTGTAAAGAATCATCAATAGCAGTTTGTTGTAAAGTAGATACTGGTTTGTCTATATCAGCAGTATTATCTACATTCTCAAATCCAATAACATTAGCACTAGGAATTTGAATATAAGATAAATCATTCCATGCAGATGTTCCATTACCTACTTTTAAATATTTTGTATCTGTTTCAAAACCAACTTCACCTATTGCTAATATTGGATTATTACTAAACCAATTTCCAGCAGTATCTCTTTTAATTTGAATTAAATGATTTGGAACTGATACTGTTCCACCATCTATTGAACCTTGAAAAGAATCTACATGAACTACTTCCCAAGAAGCTGTATCAGTGTTATATGCTTTAAATTCGTTAGTTTCAAAATCCCAATATAAAGATACCTCTAAAGCAGCAGCTTGATAAGCATCTTCTGATGCCTGTAATGCAGCAACAGCATCTTGTTCTGCATGTGTGGCATATTGATTAGCTAATGTAGCATTTTCAGATGATGTAGCCATTATACAAATCCTCTTTCTTCAAATTTATTATCATATCCAGTATGATTAATATAGTTACCTGACATTAGAATTGAATTACAAGCTTCTTCATATAATTGTAATGAAGATTTAATCTCAGGAATACTACTTCCACCATTCTGTAAGAATCCAAGATATGTTACATACATCATTAATGGATTTAAATACTGATTAGCTACAAGCATATCAGTATCTAATTCAAATTCTGCTATTAATACTGGACTAGCTTTATAATTTAAAGTTAATTCTTGACCTACAACTGGGTAAGGTACATAAAGTGTAAGATTATTGTTAATAAATATGCTATTAAAATTATTAGGTTCATTAATTGCTAAATCAAAGTCTTCGTTTAAATTATATAAATTACCTTGCTCATCTCTGTAATAATTACCAGAAGTTCTAATATAATTTACACTTGTAAAATCCAAAGGTAAATCATATTCTAATGCAGTAGTTAAAGTAATTGTTTCTGTTTTAGTATCTAAATTAAACTTTTGATATACTTCTTGTAATCCAAGATTAATATAAGATACTAAATCAGTTTGATTAATACTTACTTGTCTTAAAGGACCATCTTTAACTAAATTAATGAAATCTATTATTTTCATATAATATATGAGTGAAGGTTACTAGGTTCATCTATTGGAATATCAAATTCCCAAATAGGACTATTATTATCTTTCTTTTTTATATTAGCTTCTACAGAAGGTTTCCAAGGTTGTAATGATGCTAACATAGAAATAGTATCACAATTATGTGCTATAATGCCGTTAGCTAATACATAATTGTGAGAACTTTTTACTTCAAAATTATACACATTCTCGTATCTTAAGTTGTCTTTTTTTACCAGATAAACTATTTCCGCATTCCTTAGAACAACTTCGTTTCCATCTGTGCCACATGAATTCTGAATTACACCATTCACATTTAAAAAGTTTGAATTTTGTTGTGTCTGTTGTTTGGTTTGTATTAGAACATTTTGTAGAGCAAAAGACTCTTTTGAGTTTAAGGTGAGATTGTATTGATTTTCCGCAGACAAAGCATTCCCTTGTAAATCTTTTTTTATGTAAAGATTCTTTAGTTTTTTCATAATGTTCTTTATGCCATGCCCTACCTTCATCAGATTTATGCCATTCTGTTGCCTTAATCCTAATATTTTCAAGCTGAATTTTTTGTTGTTCCAAGTCTCCTTGAAATCCATGCAGTTTTTGATGATTACTTCTTGACAGTAAGCATAAATTTTCAATAGAGTTATTGTCTTTATCTTCATCTTTATGGTGTATAGCAAATCCTTTAGGTTGATCTCCATTAGTTTTTTGCCATACATATTGATGTAACCATCTTCGTTTACCATTGATGTTACAACTTGATTGATAATACCCTGATTTACATTTAGTCCACTTATATCCATCGAATTCAATTTGCATATACTACTCCAGATAATTTTAGTTTCTGGTGTTATATCTTTAACTTGAATCCAACCTAATGTTGACAATATTGGATGATTTTCAGTTACAGAAATAACACTTCCATTACTAAAAAAGTAATCTTTAACTTCTTTAGTACCAGTCATTATAGCAGAACATGCTGGCATAGCAATAGTATCTAATGCTAACGTCATAACTAAATCATTTTCTTTAATATCTTTTATTTTTTTTAATGAACCATCGTGAAGAAGAATTTGAGTATTCCCAGTAAAACAAAAGTCATCATGTTTAGATTTAAACCCTTGAGGACTTGCTAAAGTTAATTCATCCATACATTCCACTAATGTACTATCTTTTTTTAATTCATTAGGGAAGAATATTTTGTGCATCTTAAACCAAGGAACTACTACATTAAATCTTACCATTTTATTTGTATTAGGTCTAATACCTGGATCAGATTTATTATTATCACTTGCTAGAGTAAACCATATATTTCTTCTCATCATTTCTTCTTGAATCCATGAAATAAATCCTCCTTGTTGTCCTGATACTTCTATACCTACTTGTTGGGGTTTATACATTTGAGCTAATCTAAATAATTCATTTATATTTTTATCCATAGTTTGTCTTTTACATATTCCATCAACATAGAACCAATCTCCATTAGAATTATAAGCCCAAACAGATATAACACTAAAATCTCTTGAAGTTTTTTCAGAAGTAGCAAAGTCAGTAGTAATATAAAAATTATATAAATCTTTATTTTCCAATAAAGTTTCTCTCTTATACCATCTAATATCAGAATCAGTAATTAATCTATCTTCATCACTCATAATTCTTAACATTAATTCTTGGTTAAAAGAATCTATTTTACCTACTTGTAATGCTTTATCATATCTAGCTTTAACTGTACTATATGAAAACCTATCTTCCCAAGCTCCTTTAAATTCTTCCTCTGTACAAGGAAATTCTTCACATACAGGAAATACATTTACTTCCCAAGCACCAGATTCTACAGCTTTATATAATGGGTCTTTAGCATTAAATGGAGTTCCATTCCATACAACTAATCTTTTATTTGGATCAAGAGCATGTTCAATAGCTTTATATACAGTAGATTCTATATTTGAAATTACTGTATCTGACTTAGCATCTTCATCACTAAGTAAATCATCGAGTAAAGCTAACATAGGTCTTTTACCCATTTCTTTAGCTCCCCTTACACCTGTAGCTGCACCATAACCTTTAAAGATAGTAGTTTTACCTTCAATATTAGTAAATTCCCATCTAATATCTGTAAACCTAGTATTAGGTATAAATTGTTTTAAAAATTCAGAATTATCCCAACGATATTCTAAATTCTTTCTCATATTTTTTACACCATTTTCAATAGAATCTGATACATATATTCCTAAATCAATGTTTTTTAGTTTAGGTAATTCTTGATATATAGCTAAATAAAGAATCATATATTCAGCAAATACAGTAGTTTTAGCTGAACCACGAAAGAGTAAATTAATAATATCTTTCTTTGGGTTTACTAATTTATCTAACATTTTATAATGAATAATAGGTGTTTTATGTTCTTCTTGAGAATCACCATTTACTAATTTAATAAAATTAATAAACTGTAATGCAAATAAAGAAGGTACATAAGAAGTATCTTCTTTATATGAAATATTATTTAAATAATCTACTACAGTTTTATTTACCATTAGTTCTGTTATCAGTTAATCTTACTGAACGTTTCTCAATAGATATATGTAATTCATGTAATGCAACTGTTAATTTGTCTACAGCAGTTAATATTTCTGTTCTATGAGCTTCAATTAACCTTTCAACTCTATCACTATTTTCTTTATAGATACGTTCAATTTGTTCTACATGAGCTTTATTAATTGATTCTATGTGTTGGATATGTACTACTTCTTTATCATCTTGAGTTTTAGTAATTTCAAAGAATTTACGACTAATCCAAGCAAATCCTAAAATAAATACTCCTATTATTGCTAAAGCTAGTTCATAACCAGATTTAGCATCTACTACATTTTGAATTGGATCAACCATCTTTTATCCTTAATAATTAAAAATAGGTAACTCAGCTATCAATTCTTCGATAGTCGGTTCTGTTCTAGTACCTGCTTGCACTTCTTGTAGGATTTGAAAACAAACTCTCCAACATTCTGAACGCCATACAATGAAAGCTTGCCCCTCTGCTTGAAAATGGTTAGCTGTTGCACCGTAGCTACACGCGCTAATGATGCTATCATAGCCGCGCGTTTGTGCTGTACCGTCTAAATGTGCTTGAACTGCCTGCTCATAGCTTTTAACTTTGCGCTGAAATAGCTCATGCTCTGTAAATTCTGGCTGTGGAATATTGCCAGCGTTTAACCATTCTAAATATTTCTGATAATCTAAATTTAATTCATCAAGTGGGATAATGGCATTGTCGATTAATCGTTTTATCGAATTGTTTTGTAATTGATACATTTATAGCTCCGCACTTGCATCAAATGAAATTTTCTGACCTACTCCAACGGAAAAGTTAGCGTTTGAATTCTGGAATGCAAAACTGATAGATGTTGAATCTATAATTTGCACCGCACTCCCTGCCGTATCAGGAAAAGAAGCGTTGCTAATTGTGGGAACTGCTCGCATTTTTACTTTGAAATAATACGCTGCTGCATTAGTCGAATAGATAGACTGTGCTACCCCTGCTGCGACGTTTATTGCTTTTTCATAATATCTTTGACATAGAAGCAATTCACATTGTACACTGCGATACTCAAACGGCGTAATTACTCCTTTTTCAAACTGAACTAGACTAATTGTTCCTGTATTAAATTCAATAGTAAGATTACTTCCACCTGTTATAGTTGCTGAAACACCTGAGTTACTATAACTACCTCCACCTATCTTGCCCTGTGCTGTACCAGTCCAAGTTAAGTAATAAGTACCTGATTCTAAGTTTGATCCTTCTATAACTTGTTGTAAGCTACCACTAATTATATTTATTGTTGTAACGTTTTCAGTAGTAGAAAATGTATATGTACAATTACTAGCTCCTGCTTTCCATCTATCATGTCCATAATTACCAGCAGTCAATTCTGTACTGGCTACATACCCTCTCTGGTTTACATTAAAGTTACCATTAATAATTTTATTTCTATTACCAAATAACTGAGTATTGTATGCAAAGTTATCGTCTGTACAAGCAGTATTGAAATCAGCTTTGAGTCCTGTTAATTGATTAGCATTAACTTTCATAATTAACTTCCATAGAAATTAGGAGAACGATTAAGTGTTGCATATCTATCCGTTTCATAATGACAATCAGCTTGTAATAAAAATACTGTATCACCAGATAATGTATCATTTACATGAGTTGGGTCTCTATAAATTCTTACAAGAATTAAGCTATCTGGTTCTAATTTAGTTGTAGGTAAAGCCGTATTAATTTCAGCAACCATGTGTCTATAAGCAACACCACTTCCTGCTTGTTCTACTGATATTGTAGTAGAAGTACCAAAGGTACTATCAGAAGATTGATTATGTCCTTTTGCAATGGAATACTCGAAATTCCATCTAACTGTTCCAGTATTAGTTCCATTTGTAGTCCAATGAGCATGTAAGAATACATTTCCACCAGGTTTATAATCATGGTCTATATGGTAATTAACCCATACTTCATTCATTGTATTACTTGAGTTAAATGCGTAAGCCCATAAACTTCCTAATGCAGTCATTTGAGTCCAAGTAGGAATACCTCCACCAGAACCTTTAAGATTAATTTCCCCCATTAAATCTCTATATCCAGAAACACTTCTAACTGCGTTATTACCATTAAATAGTAGGGAAGCATCTATAACACTTACACTAGAACCAGAAGTGATATAAAAAGCTTCTATAAAACTTCCTGTAGGTGGAGCTACTGAAAAGGTTACGGTTGAACCATTTACGGAATAGTCTGGTGATCCACCATTATCAGTTTGCTTCACTCCATTAATAGTAATAATAACATCATTATTAATTGGAGTATCTGATAATGTAAATACTGTATTAGACCCATTTATTGTTCCCGTAGGTATTTCATTTCTTGTATCCACGTATTCAACTCCAGAATCTAAATATATGTGTTTATTAGTTAAATTATTAACATTACAAGATGGTAAAGTAGTAGTTGGAAATAAGTTAATAACATCATCAGACCATACAACAAAAGACTGTAAATCAGGAGACCAAGCTCTGTGTAAGTAATAAGCTTTAGATTGAACCATTACTGTATAAATATTAGTAATAGGTTCTCCTTTATAAAATTGAATAAAGAAACGCCTATCAGTTGTTATTGTTGCGCTAATTGTTGATAGTGATTTATTGAAAATTGCCATAATTACACCGTATATGCTATCGCAACATTACTAGGGAATATTGTCACGCCGTTTGCCCCTACGGCTGTTGAATACATCGTGGACGGTGCTGCGTCTACATTGCCTATTGCTATGCTTGCCCCTGTAATCGTAATATCTGCAATCTGCCCTATCGTAAATGACACGTTACTCGAACATAAATTCATGTCGATGTTGCTTTCTGTCACATATCCTAGCAAACCGCCAACATCTATTTCAGGAGTTGTTCCGTTGCCTAAATAATAATTACTAGCTCCTTGACATAGCACAGGAACAGCCCCGTTTACAATTCCAATTGCAGTATTGCCGTTTATATCCCATGATGAGCATTGAGAATAAAATGCACTTAATGAATTACCGATTGAATTAATCAAAAGATTTGAATTATTGTAAGCCCTTATTTTAAACGGACAATTATACGGATAATCTTTGTTGTTATATTGCCGATTATTCGTAATCGGCAACATAGATATGCCGTGTGTAAAATTCGTAGACGTTGAAACTAGGGCTAAAAATGAACCTTTACCTTTATAAACCCCACCTATTAACTCGCCAGTTGACACGCCTAAAAAGTGAAACGTGCTTGAAACAAGCGAAGTATTAAAAAATGACGTTGTACCGCTTGCAATTGAATTAGTGCTAGTCGGCACGGCTGTTGCGCTGCCGCCTGTTGGCTCTGACTTATGCCAAGTTAGCTGGCATTGATGGTAGTTTGTTGCGCTTGTAGCTAATAACTCAATAGTCAACCATAGGCAAGATTGGTCGCCCAAATACGAACCATCTAACCCTGCAATAATCCCTACAGGGCTTTTAAGTGTTATATGGCTGCGTG